CTTTCCCTACACGACGCTCTTCCGATCTTATTATAATAGAATTCTTTAGATTTATCTCCATTTATAAAATCTAAAGCTTTTCTTTCTATTGTACCCATCAAAGATGAAATTAATCCATTAATTTGTGACTCATCTCCAGCTCCATAACCAAATACTTGAACAATAGGTTTAGTAGCATTTCTAGCTGATTTTGTTACATTATCTTTATCATCTAAAGTATAAATATCTTTTAAGCTAAGAGTTATATTATCACTCATGCTACTTATTGCTTGTTGGTCTAATTTCTCTACTCCTTTAACATCATTACTTAATACTGCTAATGTATTTTCTCTTGTAGTTTTTAAATCATTAGCAGCACTATTAATTGTATCATTAAATTGTTTAGCTACTTTTTGATATAAGTCTAGTATTTTTTTAGAACTACCTTTATCAAAATAATCACTTATAGCATCACTGGCTTGGTTATAGAAATCTATACCAGTACTTTGTAATAATTCTACATATTTAGGACTAAGCATATATTGAAGTAGTTTAATAGCAATACCATTATTAATACCATCAGCTTCTCCTAAAATAGCAGCTTCAAATTTTTCATTTGTATTAGCTTTGCTATAAGCACCTAAAGCAGCTAATGCTGATAAAGAATGCCCTAGTTCGGCTATACTTAGCTCTATTCCATCTACTTCAAATTCTATTTGTCCATTTTTCATAGCAGTAGCTATAGCTTTTTCTAATTTATTAAAATCTTTATTAGCTAAAGCTACAATGGATTTTCCAAAAGCTATAGATTTATCACTAGCAGTTTTATCTGTCCCCATACCAAAAGATTGTGCTATATGTTGGTAAGCAATAGTATCTTCTTTACCCTTATACATAATTTCACCATTAGCTCCCTTTGTATATTTAGCAAATAAAGCTTGAGGTACTAATAAAAATCTTGATATTTTATGAGCTTGTGGATTTATTCCATCACTTTGTAAAAATTCTCTTTCATTTTTACTAAATCTAAAATCAAACCATACACCTTTTTCTACTTCATCATTATGTAACATATTCCACATATATTCATTTTCATTTTCTATACCTAGATTTTTACCTTTTTTACTTTCAATTTCAGAAAATAATATAATATCCTTTTCATCAAGATTATGAGTCTGCATTGGGTCTTTTATTTTATCTAGTTTTTGCTCTAAATCTACAGTATATCCTTCACTAGCTTTATTTAAAGTATTTAAAGTAATACCATTATCTTTGAAAAACTCTATTAAATATCCTCTACTTTTCATTACAAATTTAGTATTTCTAGAAATATTAATAGCTTCTCTAGATTTTTCATATAGATGTTTTAATTTACCTTTTGTAGTTCTACCTATACCATCTTTTAATTTTCCAAAACCTCTACCAAATCTATAAGCAACTCTTTCTTGATTTCTATCTATTTTTAATTCTTCACATAGAGCATTTAATTTTTCTAATATATTTTTTGTAGAATTCTCATCTTGACTATTTTTACTAAATATATTGTCAGCTATTTTAATTAGATTTAATTGTCCAGTAGGTATTTTAGAGTTACTAAATACTTGAGAATTTCTTAAAGCAGTTCTTTGTATAAATCCCATACTTTCTAAAATATCAATAGTATAAGCACCTAACTCTTGAGCTATGAAACTTTCTTGCTCTTTAGATATTTTATCTTCAATAAATTCAATACCTAAATCTTTTATTATATTTCTACCTATATCTAGTAAATAAGAATTCTCTAAAGAATACTCATTTAAAACTTTCAATGTTTTATAATCTAAATTAACATCTAGATCTTTACCAAATACTTTTTGTAAATTCTCAGTCATTTCTTCCATATTTCTATATTTAGAAGCATTAAATTGTAAACTAGTTAAAGTTTCAAGTCCTCTAATAGCCATAGAAAGAATAGTTCTATTATCGTGTAGTAATATAGCTCCAGGCTGTGTAGAAATTTCAGCAAAAGCTTCTTTACCATTTGGTCTTTTAATTTTAATACTAGTATAACTATTTAATTTGAATAAAGTAGTGATACTATTTGTACTATTATAATTAGCTTTAATTGAAGCTAATAAACCATCTTTACCTATAACTGTATTAAAAAATTGATTGAAAAATCCATTTCTAATTCCAGAAAAATCTTGATTTATTCTATTAGCAATTTCTGTTATATCATCTATATTAGCTATTCTAGATTCAGATTTTTTATCCTCTTGGACAAACTTACTTAATGCAATACCATACATTTGAACTCGTTTAAATAGTTCTTTACCTATATTCTTACCATTTTTTGTAATAGACATTAAAGCCTTATGCATACTTTGTAGTGTCTCTTTTGAAATTTCTGTAGTCCAAGCTTTTAAATTATTAATTATATTTTCTTTTTTATTTTCATTAGTTATTTCTTGAGAAACTTTTTGCTCATTATCTAAACTAGTAGTATCTTCTTGTTTGTTATTATCTTGTGTATTTTGGTCTGTATTACTATCTATATTAGCATTATTTTGATTAGATTTTGAGTCTGAATTAAATGGTAATGTATCATCATCAATAGGATTTCCTTTTTCATCTAATCCATTAGCTTCTTCAAAACTAATTTTATTTTGATTAGATTGTATATTTTGAGATTGTGGAGTAATATTTTGTGTAGTTTGAGGTTTAGACATCTCTTTACCACTTCTTAGATCCATAAGAATTCTAGGGAATTCATTTCTCCAAATAGTAGTATCTTCATTATGTGTTAAAGTAGTATTTCCAGTTTCTTTTAATAAAGGTATAAACTTAGGATCTTGTTTAGCTCTTTCTGAAATTAAATATTCCATTATTTTTATATTAGAATCATTTTCTCTATTTTCTCTTAATTCACTTCTAATCTTTTTTACATTACTCCAATTTTTCTTATAAACTTCAGCTAATGTCCACTCATTTATAGATTTTGAAAAATCATTATGTTTTAATGATTGGTAAGCATGCTCTACACTAGTAAAATGATATTTTTGTCCTCCAATATTTAAAACTAATGGAGAGTTAGTAACATTAGTTAAATAAGAAAATTTGTTATTACTTGTAGAATAGATATTTATAGTATCTTCATTATTTTTAGATTTAACTTCATCTGTTTTTTCTTGTGTAGCATCTTTTTTAGAATTATCTTGTGTAGGTTCTTTTTTATCATTAGTTTCTATAGGTTTCTCATTAGATTGTTCTTGTGTAGGTTCTTTTTTAGAATTTTCATTAGATTTAGTATTTTGTGTAGTAGTATTAGAGTTTTTATTATTTTCTTTTTCAGTATTTTCTTTATTTTTTAACCTATTATATTCGTTTCTATAATCTTGTTCTACTCCTTCCATCATTTCATATTCATTTTCTAAATTATTTAATAATTCTTCATTATTTTTATTATAGATATATTTATGAAAATGATTTTCTTCAATAGTATTTCCATTATTTCTATTGTTCATATTCCATATATAATTTTTAAAATCTTTTTCTGATTTAAATCTTAATACTTCATCTTCTGAAGTAGCAAATCTAGGGATAACTATAATATCTCCTCTATTTAATTCATTATTATTTATCTTTTTATTTATATTTCTATGAAGAAGTAATTTAGCATAATGAGCTTTTACAAATTTAGATAAATCCTCAGAAGCATTAGCTATCTTTGTAGATGTATCTAATTTACCACTTTTTAAGATATTCATATAATCAAATACCGATTTTTTATGAGAAGTTTGTCCAGTTTTTTTATTTGTATAGTTATATCCATTAAATACTACACTTTGATTAACATCTGAAGTTTTACCATATTTTACTTCATTAACTATCCTATTCATTTTAGCAATAGTAGCTCTATCTTTTGCTTCACTAATTTTATCTCCTAAAAGATTTCTAGTATCTTCTATGCCTTTAGTTAATGTATCTCTTAGAACTTCAAGAGCTTTAAGATAAGTATTTACAGTATCTTTTAAATCACCTTCAGGAGAGTGTAGAATTTGCCCATCTGTATTTTTACCAGCAGTTTTAAATACTTGCTCTATAAAAGTATCATTTCTTAAGTTAATTGCATACATTAGTTTCTCCAAATTAGTTTTGGATGCTAATATATCATTATTTGGATTAGTATTATTTAGTACTTCATTAACAATAGTGTCATAAGCTTGAGCTACTTTTTTAGTGGCTTCTATACCTAGCTTACCACTTTTAGCTAGATATAATGTTTTAATACTTTCATCTAGTATTTCTTTATTTTCTAAAACTTGATTTAATTGCTCTGAAGAAATATTTTCTCCATTTGTCATACCTTCAAAATTATCTTTATAAAATTGTAAATCTTCATTTGAAAAATTTTCTCCAAATTTTTCTTCTTCTAATTTAGAAAATTCATTTTTAGCACCTTGAGTAGTAATATCTGCTATTTCAGTATATCTTTTAAATTCGTTAGCTTTTTCTTCTTTTTCTTTTTTAGCTTTTAATATTTTTGTACCTTCTTGATATACAGCATGAGGTGCTTTGATACTACCACCTACTATACCACCTAGCAGACCAGCTTCTTTGATATCTTCCCAGTTTTCTAAAATAGACCTATCTTTCAAATCTCCATTAGCCCATTGTTCCATTAGAGTTTGACCCATTTCAGCTGCTCCTTCTATACCATAAGCTATACCTACTTTACCTCCTACTTTAGCTCCAAACTTACCTGTTTTATAAGCCTTATCAGCAGTCCAAGCTACTGCCTTAGCTCCATTACCTACTGGTTTAAGCCAGTCAATTTTTTGTAAATTATCAAAAGCTTTCTTAGTGACTTCACTAGCTTTTTCAGTTAGTCCTATTACTCCATCACTTAGTCTAGATATTTGACCTCTACCAAAAGCATTTTTAAGAATACTAGCATCTGCTAGATTTAATCCACCATATATAGCACCACCTATTATATCCTCAGCAGTCATATTAGGACTGACATTTAGTATCTCATCAGGTTTCTTGCCAAGTGCTTTTGCTTGTCTTTCTTTATCTGCCCTAGCTATAAAAGCACTAGCACCAGCAGCTACACCTAGATAAGGATTTAATATAACAGGAACTATTTCAGGAGCAGAAGTTATCAAAGTCTCAGCAATAGTATTACTTAATGCGGCTATTCCCTCATATAATCCATCTCTAAATCCCCTAGATATCACATCTGTATTATTATACAAATTAACATGGTTAATCCTATTAGCTGCTTCATTCAAAGGTCTAGCTAAGACATTAGCAGCACTTAATACTCCAATATCATTAGTATCCCATTTATTTTCTATAGCTTGTTTTTTATCATAGTAATCAGCACTATCTTCATCAGTCATAGCTAATATACCCAAATCAATAGCTTTATTTACTTCATTACCAGCACTTTGTAAAGCTTTAGCAGAACCTTGAAGTAACTCAGCAGTCCCTCTAGTAGCAGCAGATTTAGTAGCTCCCCATAGAGTATAATCAGCAGAAGGACCTTCACCAAAAGCACCATATGGAGTTTGATTATTTGTATTATACATACCCGCCATACTATTAGCTATAGTAGTAGACTTAGCTTGTTCTATTAGTTCTTGTTTAGCTTTATACTTTTGATTTATGATATCCATTTGATTAGTATTCTTAGCTACTTCAAATGCTTTCATTAGATTATCAACAGGAGAAGCTTTTTTATTAGTAGATAAATCATAAAGAGTTTTAGCATTTCTAATTTGTAACTCTCTTGTTTCAAATTCTCTTTGTCTCTCTAAAGCTTCATTAGCTTCATTATAAGCATCTATTACAGAATTATATCCAAGCCTACTTGTTTTTTCTTCTACTTTAGAGACTAGTTTATTATATTTTTCTAGATTAGCACTACTAGACATAACTATCCTTTTATTATATATTAAGATATATAATTATAACAAATTAAAATTATAAAATTTGACTTCAAAGAAAAAAATCTATAAAATAATAAAAAAGGATAGAATATGTATGAACCATTTGTTTTAAAAGAAATAGCTAATTCACTTACTATAAATACCTATTTATACTTTATATTAGTAAGTGTATATATACTCTTAGCTTGGCTATCATCTAGCATATATTCTAGAATTTACAAAGTAAAAAATGAATTAGTAGTATTTCATTTTTCTTTCTTTGGATTTATTTTATTGCCTTGGATATGTAAAGGAGTTATATTAGCACTACACTGGACACATAGAGTGATTTTAAAGTTTATTAACATAATTAAAAATATTAAACTTAAACCTGTATCTATATCTATACATATACCAACTACGGTAATACATTTTTTTGCTATTATAGGTTATGTTTATGTATTATTAGTATTTATCAAAGCATTGACTTATGAGTGGTTTTTATTTATACATTATCATATGATACAAGTTCCTGAGTGGTTAGTAAATCTAACTAACAAACTACACTCTATAGAGTGGATTTTCTAGTATTATCATATTTATTTTCTCTATATATTTTTTGATCTCCTTCTACTGTATTTTCTATAATTCTCATTAGCATTTCAGTAGAAGTTAATTCAAATATTTCATCTATCTCTTCATCAGAACTAGCACTAGTTTTATGGACACCATCAGTCTCCATAGCTCTATCCATAGCTTCTTTTTTACTTTGTTCATTTATACTAGCAGTTTCTCCAGCTATTGAAGCTATATTTTGCTGCATATTAGTAGAGTATAGATTATTAGCTAAGCTAGTTACTCCTTCTAATGCTTTTGAAGCAGTAAGTATTTTATCCATAGCAGATAATGGAGTAGTAGTATTAAAAGCAGCAGTAACACCAGCTCCTACTGTAAGAACAGTTCCTATTATATTAAGCACAGGCAATGCTCCTCCAGACATAGTTCCAGCAGCACTAATCATACTACCTACTGCTAACATACCATGAGCAAAACTACCAGCTGTTATACCAGCAGGAGGAAAAAATATAGACACTACTATACCTACTACAGCTATCAAAGGATTTAATAACTCACCTAGCCAAGTAGCTTCTTCTACTTCATATTCTATACACATAGTAAGTAATAAACAGCAAGTATATGCCCTTAGTTTAGCACAATAAGGTATCATATTCCAACAATTAAGAGGCATTATCATAGAAATAGTCTTACCATCTATTTCATTTACTTTTTTATCCTCAGCAGACCACCACCAGTCTTGTCCTACTTGATATTGTTTTAGTAATCTACTAGCACTAGCCCAATTTACTACACTACCCTCAGCAAAGGCTTTAGCTAGATTAGAGTTTGGAGTTACATGTCCATTATTAAGTACTTCTCCTTCTTTAAGACATATTTCATTTATAGTCTCTATTGAAAACAATCCTATTTTTTCTTCACCATCTTTTACTTCTTTTTGAATACCTGTTAAAGCATTAGGTTCGTTATAAGCATATTCAATTAACATAAATCCTAATTGTCTAAGTATAGCATGCTCACTAGGAGACAAATCAGCATACTTCCTAGCTTTAGTAGCCTTTTCTATTATATCTTGCTGAATAATAGCATTGAGATATTTACAAAAAGGCATAATACTCTCTTCTTTTTGAGTATATCCTCTAGCTAATACTTCTTCATGGACTTTCCATACATCAGAACTTACTGCTAGATTAGCTTTGCTACTTAAATATCCATTACTACCATTATCTACTTCGTATAATTTACTAAAATTTATTGTGTATTTTATGTGGGTATTCTCATCTAAGGGACAGCACAGAGACAATAATACATAATTAGCTTTCATACCTTTTTGGTATTTATTATAAGTCATAGACTTTACTCTACCATTAGTTAATTTACATCTATCTTTTATTTCAGGACATTGACCTTTTATAGTCTCTTTTTGTATTTCTATTCTTCTCATTTGAAATGTAAATGATGATGAACCACTACTTTGTTCTGCTATACCCCCTATTCTACAAAAATACCTCATTATACCTTTTAAATATAATTGCCAGTTTCTATCATTTCTAAACTTAGGGTCTTTAAACATATAAAAATCAAGATACATTCTAGTATAAGCTTCTATAACATCAAAGTCAAAATCTTCATTCATTAAAGTTTCATATAATTTATCTTCTCTATTTCTTTTCTTATTTTTTTGTTCTTGGTATCCTAGTCTTTCTCTAGCTAGTCTTAATCTCTTTTCATCTTTTGGATATAGATTTGACATATGTGGCTTACTTATTTGAGTAGTTACCATCATATGACAAGGAGATGATATCTTTTCTAGTTTATTATGTTCTGTATAAAATCTATCTAGATTATCATGAAGTTCTATATACTCTCCAGTAGTAAGTTTTAATACTACAGTAGTTTCAGTAGATGATAAACTAAGTAGATTTTTTATCTTTTTAGATACTTCTATTGATTTATTAAAAGGTTTTAATCCGGTCTTATCATTTTGATAGTCAGTTACATACTCAGCAAATCCACTAAACTTCACAAACTTTTCATCACTATCAAAATCCCAGTATATACTATAAAAATATACTAAGTCATTAGTATCTACCTTTTTCATATAAGACTCTTTATTTATAAATTGAGTTCTAGGGTCTTTTAAATAACTATAAGGATAGAAACTATCATCTTCTTTTACTCTATCTAATAACTTATCAGCTATATCAGTCATTATTTCATCATAGCTGTGAAATTCATTATCTGTCATAAATTCTACATATTCATCTACTAGCATAGATGATAAGTCATCACTATATTTTTCTACATTAGGATATTCTAGTTTTATTTTATTTATATCTAAATATCTTACTTTATTAGGATAAGTTTGCCAATTACCATATACTTTTTTAAGTAATGGAGTATCATGAATAGTCCTTAGTTTAGATTGTAAAGACTTCATATTAGGTATGTTCTTTGCTCCATCAGCATGATTTTGAAGCATAGTTTGAGTCATAGCTATATTTAGTGGTTCTTTTTCATGAACTCCATTACCATATTTAGTTTTATAGTCATAAGTCTCTCCTACTATTGGAGAGTTTACTACTTCTTTTTTGGTACTTGTTTTAGAAAGTAATCCCATTAAGAAATCATTCCTTGCTCTTTTAAAGCAATATATGTATTCATAGAATCAGGTATTCTATTAAATAATAAATGCCAAGCAACTACTAAGTTACTAGCACTAAGAGGTCCTAAATCAGGATTATCAAGCATACCAGAACTATAAATAAGAGCAAAAGCATCTACTTCTACTTGTAACATTTTAATTACAAGGTTATCATCATAACCTTTAATTTGTCTTTGTTCTAGAGCTATTTTACTATCAGTAGCTTTCTCTTCTAATCCTAGTTTAAAGTTTGTAAAACAAGCTTCTAGTGATTTAGCAGAATTAGCTAGCTTAGTATCTACATCATGTTTAGCATCTACTTGATCTAATTGTCTTTCTTTAAAATATAAATCTTGCTGTAATTGTATAAATCCTATAGCAGTTTGAGAAGCTATTTGTAGCATTTGTATATAAGCTTGTGAATACTGCTCTTTCATTATACTACCTTCTCTATACTGCATTTGAACATTTTTACCTAGTGTATTGATTAGTACATCTAATATACCTGTACCATCCCAATAATACAATCTATCAGGAGTATTATCTTGTCTTTCTCTACCATTAGTAAAATCATCAATATTTATTTTATTATTACCATTACTAGAAGTTTTTTGATAAAGAACAGGAGTATAAGCACAAGTTACTGGCATTTATTAATCCTCATAAATTACTGAATATTTTTTAATCATTTTTGGTTTGCTATTACCAGTATCTCCATCTGGGACATGAACTTGAATTAAAATCTCAGATAGACTATCACATAGTCCTTGTTCTAGTTCTATTGTTATATCTAGTGGAATAATTTTACCTAGTGAGAAATATGGATTAGAACATACAGCATGAGCAGAAGTTATTAGATGAGAGTCTCTTGGGTCATTATAATGAACAGTTACTTTTCTTAGTTTTCTAGCTGCTTTTTCAGCTTCTTTTGCTATTTCTTTCATTGATTTAACTTGAGTAGTAGTTTCAGTAGATTTACTCTCTACTTCTACGATAATAGGTTTTTTAGCAATTGCCATTTATTTGTCCTTTTAATTTATAAGTAATCCCTTAGTTAAACTAAGGGAATGATTGTGTAAATTCTAGTTTCTTATCTATCAGAAGCTAGAACTAGACCTTTTAGTAGTTTCTCTTCTTGTAGAATGATACTACTATACCAGAAGTTATAAGTAAAGAATCCCTTAGTTCCAAATGGATTACCTTGTTCTATATCCATAGGAGATCTACTATGGAATACTACTTTATTATGACCTTTTAGACCAACAGTAGCAAAGCTATCTTTTGTAGGATATAGGATAGGGAATACATCAAACTTAGCACCATTACCTATCTCACCAGTATATGCTAGATCACCTACATAGCCAGCAGGGACATCTTGACCTTTACCACGATATACCAAAGCAGTCTCACTAAGGATAAATCTAGTCTCACTCATTTGACCAATCTCACCCTCAGCAATACTGCTAGCTGAAGCATATTGCTCTACAGGAATATATACAAACTCTTTCTCATAACTCTCACCACGAGTAAGGTTACGAAGATCCCAAGCAATCTCAGGACCGATAATAGCATAGTAAGCAGCAGCACAAGTTCTAGTATCAATTTTATTTGAACCAGTAACTAGCTCAGTTACCTTAGCTGCTCTATTTCTACGAAGTTTTTGCTCACAAGCACGGATATAATCAAAACTAATCATATAGTTTTTATCTAGTGTAGCATCAGCAGTTAAGCCTACACCCATAGTAGCTAGACTTGTACCAGCACCAGCATACAATACATTGTTTGTAGCTAGCATATCTTTTTGTAGCAAGTCTTCATAAGTAAGGTTAGCATGCTCACCTAGTTCTTCACGATAACGAACTTGAACATCATCATTTGAGAAAATATCAGCTTCATCAGTATAGTCAAGTTTAGCACCATAACGATTTAGATTAGTTTTTAGATTAATCTTTCTTAGATTAACTAGATTAGTAGAACTATCAGCACCCTCACTTAGCTCTAGTTTAGCAATACCATTACTTACATCCTCAAGACTACGAGATGACAAGAAACCATATTTAGCAAACTCAGCACTAGTTACATCCCTATCATAATCCCTAAACCATCTAGGAACTACATATTCTTTACCATACTTAGTAGGCATTTCTCTTTTAGAAGCAAATTGTTGATAAATGTTTTTAGCATTAGCTGCTTCAATACCAGCTCTATCATAGTATTTTAGATAGATATTCTCACCATGAGTAGAGTCACTACCTTTACGATATTCATGTCTTTGACCAGCACCAGCTAGAGTTTTACTAGCCAGCACACCATTATTTAAAATCTCAAACTTTTTCATTATTTATTAAACCCTTCTTTGTAATTTCTTTCTCCATTCAAAATAGTCTTCATCTGAAATTTCATCATCTAAATAATCAATAACATTCTTCTTATCTGCTCTTGAAGTAGGTAAGCCAGCAGCTATTTTATTATTTCTATTTTGTGGAGTAGTATTATAAGTCTGAGGAGTTTGAACAGGTCTTTCATTAGCTTTTAATTCGTTACCAGCCATAGCATAGTATTCTAAAAACGATTTAGAATAACCATCCACCATAGCTTTCTTTTCAGCTAATGGTATTATCTTATCAAATACTCCAGACTTTATATCAGTATGAAGTCCAGCAAGCATAGCAGGATTATAATTCATAATATCCTGACTTTGCTTATCTAGACTTTTATAAATTTCTGAAGTTCGGCTAAATTCAGGTTCTTTAGATATACCTTGTATAATTTCATTTATTTCTAATTGTTTTTCACTTTGTCTATATTCAGTAGGCTGATAATTATCAGCTTCTGGTAAATCATAGATATCAATTTCTTTATCTTTTATAATCTTTGATATAGCTTCTTTATTACCATTTTTTAAATCAATTAGTAAGTTTATATCTTCAGGTAATATCTTATTTTGTTCCATAGCAGCTATCATAGTTCTGTATGGTTTTAAAGCAGTGGTCTTCTTTAAGTAATCCATACCTTTTGAAGCAGTCTGTTTTAGCTCATCTAGGGTTAAATCATACTCTTTACCATTTGCTTTTATTCTATAATACTCTTGGTTATTTACAGATTCCTGTGTCACTTCCTCATTGCTAGTAACTGATGGTTCTTCTGTATTACTAGTCTCATACTCTATCTCATCTTGAGGGGTCTCCCCCTCACTATCATCAGCAGAACTTATTTCTTCTTGGTTCCGCCACATTTCTTCTTGCCGCAACAAGCCATCTTCTGTGTCTCCTTTCTCTAGATTTGATTCATCTTGGCTCTTAGCTTCTAAGTAAGCTTTCTCTAATTCTTCAGTACTCATATCATCATAATTCATATTATACCTCCTCTATTTCATCAGGCTCTAATGGATTTTCTTTTTGATATTTAGCTTGCTCACCTAGTTTTCTAATTATCATCAAATAATTTTCAAAAGTAGATATAGCTACTAATTGTTCCATTACATCAGGTCTTCTACCTTGTGATTTAATAGTAGGATCAGCTAGCAAACTACTAGCTCTTAATACTTCATCTTTACAATATCCATCTAGGATTACTTTTTTGAAATCGTTATTTTTTTCAAGTCGTTCTAATGATTCTAGCATTTCAATAGCGTAGTTATTCATTTATGTCCTTTTATAAATTGTTTTTTCTATTTATGTTACCTAGAAGTTTTAAAGTCTCTTGAGTTAATCTAGCATCATTATTAGCTTTATTTTTTTCTAACTCTTGAGAAAACTTCATATTTTCTTTATTACCATAGAATTGCTCCAAATAATCCAAATCAGTCTTATCTGTATTAGAAGAAATATTTTCAGCTTTAGCAAGTTCTACTTGAGTTTTAGCTTGTTTAAGCTCAGAGTCTATTTCAGCTCTACCACCCTTAGCTCTTTCATTTTCTATTTGAGCTTCTATCATTTGTATTTGTAGCTCTTGTAGTTTTTGCTGCATAGGGTCAGGCTGAGGCTGGTATTCTCTAATCTTCTTAGCTAACTCAGGTTTCTTATAAAGCTCACATATATCAGACATTATTATCTTTCTAATCTCAGGGTCTTCATTAGGTCCTATTGTTTGGAGTAAAAATCCAAGCTCACTAGCAGTAGCTTTATTATCATCACTAGTAGATATAGACAAGTCAATATCTATTCTACCTCCTAAATCATCTCTTTTAAGCCATATAAACTCCTCATTAGTTAATCTAAACTGTGTTTCTTCATCTAAGAATTCAGCATCATAAGCTAACCATTTTCTAAGTAATGGTTTAACTAAATTCTCAGCTATATTTCTTACTATATTAAGTTTTCTAGTAGCAGCACTATCCATTACTGCTTGAGCAGCAGTAGCAGTAGTACCTAGAGCATTACCACTCATTCCTTGACCAAAGTTCTTAACTCCAGTAATACTCTCAGATTCATTATTTAGTATTTGTAAAAAGTTCAAAGCAGAACTAGGAAATTCATTAAAATGACCATCAAAGAAGTCATTTGGAGTTCCATTAAACTCAAAGTTATCTCCATTTAAAAACTTAGTTCTATTATAGTCATCTAATGCCCCTACTCTAATACCTTTTTGACCATTATTACTCATAGCCATATTATCTACTAAACCTCTAATAATAGCAGTAGCTATCTTTTGATTATCAGATAATAACTCAGCATTAGATTCACCATACAAACTAAATGGTATAGAATTAAAAGGAACAATGATAAATGGAGGTTTCTTATCAGGGAATGGATTATCCCTTAGTTGAATTATAGTATCATTAACCCAAGTACATACTATTGCTTCAGCTTCTCCATCACCATCTACATCATAATTACCCCAGTATTCATGAACTACTAGTTTCTTTCTAGCAGAATCAGAGAACTCAAAAGCAGGATCATAGCCTTTTAATTGTCTAGTTCTACTCATATACTCTGTATCTTTTATAGTCATAAGTATTTTATCTAAATTTTTATATACTCCTGCTCTTTTTAGATTAGTCATATCAGTTTCATATCTATATACTACAAACTGACAATTATCCATATTACCTTGACAAGTAGGATCTACAAATATATCCTCATTTCTACATACCATAGCAGTAGGTCTATTTACTACTGGTTTTTTAGTTTCTATTATTTGAGGGACTTTTATCATTTGAGGTATTTGCTGTAATTGCTCACTAAGAGCTTGTATTTGTTCTTGTAATGCTTGAGCTTGAGACATAAGTTCTTCAGTCATTTGAGGGACACTAGGGTCAATCAATCCACTAGCTACAGCAGCCTCTATCGTAAGACCTTGAGACTCTAGCTGAGACATTAGCATTTGATTTTGTTCTATCATAGGAGTTATTTGTTTTAGCTCCTCATCCATAGACATTAACTGCTCTCTAGCTTGAATAAACTCAGGATTAGGCTGATCTACCATTATTTGTTCTTTAATGATATCTTCTTTATAATCCCATCCAGTTCTTACTACTACTGTTCCTTCTTGGTCTAATACCTTTATAGCAGTATTCATAAAGTTATATCTATCAAACTGCCTACAAAACTGAGTATTAAGTAATACTTCTATTTTAGGAGTTACTTCTCTATCCTCCCAAGTTACAGGCTTAGCTTTGATTATATCAGGAGTAGAAATAAAAGGTTCTACCAAACTAGCATGCTGCCACTCACTTTGCTTTTTGATAATCCTAGCTACTATAGCAGATCTACCTTTTCTTTCATTACCATAAGGTTCTCCATTATATTCTTTTCTCCATCTTCTTATTTTATCATCATTTCTATATCTAAGTCTCTTAGCAGCTTCAAAATCAGCTTTTAAAACTCTAAGTATCTCAGAGGTATTTACTTTGATTTTAGTTTTTTCTTGTGAGTTTAATGGAGTATTTCTATTATCAATAGTAGAATCTTCTAATGGTAAATCTTCAAACATATCCTATAACCTTAAATTTAACTTTAGAATATTATATCATAAAAGTTAAATAAAAAGGTTATAAGAATAAAAAATTTTTGTTATTGTTTAATTTTAGCTATTTTATCGTAGAGATTTATCTGCTTCTTCCATTAGTTTTATTAGATTAGCTAATTCTTTTCTATCCCAAGCTTTTTTTCTAAATGGTAATTCATTCATAAGTTCTAGGTCACCTTTTTTAAATTTAAAACCTAATGGAGCATTATTTTCTAAAGCATAAGCAGTATTTATACCCTCAGGATACATTTCATTTTGTTCTGCTAAATATCTTTCAAATATATTAATAAAATTACTAGCAGAGTCATCAGCTAAAATTTTAAGTATATCTTGATATTCTGAAATAAGAGAATTTATACTTTTAGTTCCCTTCATACCTTCAGTTAAAAACTTATATCCCATTCTTCCACCTCTATTTAAAATTTTAGTTATTTGCTCAGGAGTAAAAGACTGGATAAAAGCTCCACCATACTTTCTAGTTTTTATATTTGTAATTCCTAGATTTTGTATTTCTTCCATAGTAGTTTTATCATCTAAGAAATTCTTACCATAGTCAGCTATTGCTTGATACTTACTATTTTCTTCATCTATTAGACCTTGATTTAGTTTATTTTGAAAACTAGCTCTTATCATATTTAAAGGATTAGAAACATCTACTCCTAGATTTTTAAAATATTCAATATCATCTTCTGATATATACTCAGCAAGACTATTAGCTGCTCTTTTATATTTAGCATTTTCTTTATAATTTTTTTGAAAATCTTCTTCACTTTCTAAAAGAAATTGTCTAGTGAAATCTACAGTCTGTTTATCTTTTATATCAAGAAAATCTCCAAGAATATTACCAATATAATTATCTAAAGCCTGATTAGTAGCTTTTTCTTTTCTTTGGTATATTTCATGTAAAGAATTTACTTTTTTAAGATTACTTTCAAAAGTTAATTTTTTTAAAATTTCATCTTGTCCATTACTTATACTAGCAGTAGGGTCATTAAGAACTATTTTAACATCATTTAATCCACTTTGAGCTATTTCATCATCAGTCATACCATACATTTGCTGTGATATATAATCATCCATATCCATTCTTCCTTTCTCATAAGCTTTTTTACAGCTCATACTATATTTTTTATAACATTTTATATCTTTATTATCTAGTATATAATAATATACTAATCCAAACAATACTACTAAAATACTAAAAAATAAAGATATAAGTTTTTTCATCAAGTAATAACCTTTATTCTATCTAAGTTTTATACTTTTACCAGAACCATTTACTTTATTTAAAGCATTACCAATATAATTATCGGCTACATTTTTATGTAGTGGTCTTTGAAGCGTTTGAAATTTCTGAGCTAGACTTGTAGCTTTTTTTATAGGCATTCCTAAATGATCTATTAAGAAAGCAGCAGTTTCATTTACACTAATAGGTTTTTTTGTATTTTCATAGAAACCATTTATTTCTCCAAACATATAATCTAACTTATCAGCTCTATCTAAAGCCTCTTGTTCCCTCTTAGCCATTAGACTATAAGCATAGTTATGTTTATCAGCTACTTTTAAATTTATCTTACCTTGTAGCTCTGCTAGTTCTTTTTTATTTAAATGGTCTTTTGCTAATACATCTAATTCATGCATTCTTTTAGCAATAGCATCATCTTTATTCCAATCTAATGTATCTCTATCTAGTCCTAATCTTTCTTTATTTAGTTCTAGTGTATCTTGAGCTAATTGATAATTTCTTTCTTTATTTATCATATCAAGCATTCCACCAATGACATCTATATTATCCCATTTAAGATTATTGATATGAGGAGTAGGAGCAAAGTGAGCTACACCATAGGCATTACTAGCATTTATCATTTCATTTTCCTTTCTATTATATTTATAAATTTTTTAGAATCACCAAAGTAATTAGGATAAGCTTCTTCTAGATTTTTTATATCACTAGTATCTATAAGAACAGCATTTATATTATCTTTTTTCTCTAACTCTTTATATAATATACTAGCTATTTCTATACTGTTTTTATGAAAAGGATTTATATTAACTTTATTAGTATTATAATCTATATAAATTATATAAATCAAATCTTTTATTTCAGTATTTATAGAATTAAATCCTAAACTAAAACCTTTTAAAATATCTAATATTTTATATTGCTTATCTAATTCTTTTAATTCTTTAATTGTTTCTTCATTATATTCATTATGAAGTATTTTTGAACTTAAATAAAAAAATCTTTTATAGTACTCTTCTCCTTTACCTATTTTTAAATTATTACTTTTATTTATAATTGATAGTATTTCTACAGCAGTAGCCCAGTAATGCTCTTTTAAATCTCTTACTTGTAACTCTACTCTATATCCTTTTAAATTATCTAATAAACATTCAAAAACTATATGATAACTTCTATATCCATCTTCTTTTGGAGTAGTTATATAATCATTTTCTTTAATTATTTTAAAAGAATTATTATCAATTATTTTTATATTATTTATATATTCTTTTACTTGATCTAAAGTATTAAATACAGCTCTTGTCCCTCCAATATCTTGCATTCTATCAAGTTCCATTTGAGGAAATCTTTGAAGTTTTATTTTAATAGATTCAAGTCTTTTAAGTCTTCTTGCTATAAACAAAGGTTTAGGTAATTTATCTTTTATAGAAGTAATTAACTCTTGCATTACTTCTATAAAAGTATTTCTATATTCATTAAATATAATCAATTCTTCATCACTGACTATATTATTTTTTATATTTTTACCAATTTTTCTTATTAAAGTTTTACTAATACTATTCATAATCTAAAATTTATCATATTATCCCTTAGTTTTAGCTAAGGGATAAATTACTTATCTATTCCAGCTAGCTGATATACTAGCTCTATTAGCATCTTGTCTTTGCCACTCGTGTCTTTGTCTAGCTTGATTTTCTTTAGCTATACTTCTTTGTAGTTCCATATTCTTTTTATTTTCTTTAAATGCTTGATAGCCCATATATCCATTAAATATACCTTGAGCCAAGCTGCCTATACCCATCAAACCTTTAAAAGTATTACTACCAAAGAAATCATTTACTTGCTCTAATAATCCACCTTGTTTTTGTTCTGGTGTATAAGCTCCAAAGTTTAACATACCGTTATTATCATGATCTACAGTTAAGCCTTGAGTTTTAAAATAATCAGTTATTTGCTGATTAGTTCCTACTCCATTCATAAGTTTTCTACCAGCTTCAGTAGCATTAAGAGCATCATTCATTATATTATAGTTATATTCATTGCCACCCCAAAGACTATAATCATTAGAATTACCATTAAATAGACTTTTTACATAACTATCACTAGCTACAGATTTACTATTTAAAATACCTTTATTTAAAATAGTTATTTTCATACTATTCCTTTCTATTATTTATTTCTTTTATAGCTTCTAGATTTATTATACATTCGTTATAACCTCTATATAAATCTAGCATAAAGATACTTACATCTTCATCTGTTATTATATCACGATTTAGATCAATTTTATTGATATGAAAATAAGCTTCAGGGATAGTAGTCTCTTTAATCTCTACTTTTGTTAGTAGAGAGTGTTTGCTCTCGCATCCTACTAAGAATACTCCTAGCAGTGTTAATGCTACCATTCTCATCTTTTATTCTCCTTTTCATTTGTTCTATATCTTTTAAATCCTGTTCTTTTTTACTCAAACTAGAATTTAGAGTTTTTAACTTTTTAGTATAATCCTTATCTATATAAGCTAAACTAGAATTTAATTCATTATTAACTTCTATAGCATTAGTTATTTGGACATTTAATATTTCATTTTTACTTTCTAAAGTATTTATTTTATAGCTTTGATATCCTATTATACTTATGATACCAAATATCACTAATCCAATAACAATACTCTTAAAAGAAATACCATATATCATTTAAAACTCATTTCTAATATCTAGTTTTATATCTCTTATATTAGATTGTTTTAGTTTGCTATAGAAAGGATTAAATACTGCTCTACTATTAAGCACTCCCATACTAACAGGCTTATTTCCTAGTAGGATACATCCTTGTGTATCATCAGCATAGTTACCAGGATGGATTAGTATATATCTATCAGATGGAACTTTTTCATTATATACATTAGGCATTAGCATACCAAACTTACCACTTTGATGCCATCTTAGATTATATATACCTTGAGGTATCCTTCTATCCATATTTCTCCTAGTTTCATCTTGACCTTCAGGTTCAAATGTATGACATACAAAGTCATCCCAAACTAGCTTACCCCAAGTTCCTATATTGTTTTCTTTATATCTTGTTATTATTATATTTGACATATTTATCCTTTATTTTATACATCTCTTTCATAACTTCTTCTTTTAGGTTTGTTAATATCACAAACACCAAAATTATCTCTTAGATTAGTAATCCTATTTTGAACTTCTTTTATTTCAGGTTTAAGATCTCTTAATTCTTTAATCTCACTTCTTAACTCCCTAATCTCTTTTATTTCTGTTTTAAGCTCAGTAATGTCTTCTTTCATTAAACTTCTAAACATTTCAGTATTTTTGTTATTTTGTTCAAATATATCATTTGTTCTAGCTATTTGTTCGTTAAGAGTTTTGATTAAGTCAATACTTTTACCTTGAAGTTTTTCTACTGTTTGTAGTATTTCATTGTGAAGTTCTTTTCTTGTTTTTTCTAATTCTAAGTCTTTCCTTTCATTTATTCTATATTGATAAATGATAGCTCCGATTAGGCAGATAATAGTTCCTATTCTATCTATATTTTTAATAGCAAAATCTAAGGCTTCTATCATCTATTGCCACCTTTTCTTTACTTTCCTTTTATCATATTTAAAATCACTAGTAGCAGTCTTTGACTTATTAAATAATTTATTAAATAAATCTAGAATTTTACTTTTGATTTTTGATATAAGAAGTTTTATTTTTTCAATCATTTTAAATCCTTTTATATCCCCTTAAAACTAAGGGGATATCTTTGTTAAGGTATAAGATTACTCTTCGTTATCTTTACCATCATCGTGAATGTATTCTCCTAGTAATCCTGTCCATATCTTTAGATATTCAATAGCATTAGTTACAGGGACATTGTCAATAGAAACTATTTTCTCATCAAAATACCAACTACTTGGATTTATTAAACCATTACGAGATTTCTCTAAATTCATATTAGTTTTACCTTGCATAGCTAGTATATAATGACATACAAAAGCACATACAGAATAGTATCCACCAGGATAACCACAAAGAACATTTATTTCATAGTCTAAGCAATAAGGCATAGTTATCTTTCCAGGCACTTGATCAGCATTTTTACATACTAGTCCTACAGCTCCAGTAGTAAGTATTTCATCATCTTCAAATACTATCTCATCATAGTCAGGATAAGTTTTTAGTATTTCTCTTAATTGATTAGCATATATAAGTTTATCAGCTCTTGAAAGACCTATTTTAGAGTATTCATATACTATTTCAGTTTTAGTTTCATCCATATCATAGTATGTTCTTATTTTTGTAAAAGTAGAATTTACAAAACTCTCTAACTCTTTAAAAGTAGAAAACTTATCTATTAATCTATTTAGATAGAACTCACCAGCTTTAAATGTATATCCTATTAGTCTAATATACTCTTCACCAGTGATACCTTTACCCATAAGCTTAACATGATTTTCTATACCAGGTATACTACTTAGATCTACGAATTCATTATCCATTAGATGTTCTTCAAATAGCTTTTTAGCTTGTGTAACTTCTATATTCCACTTATAAGCATTATCATAGTACATTCCTAAATACATAGATTTATTAAGTTTTACTTCAGCTGAATTTACTTTTTTACTTTCATTACCATAGAAATACTCATAGAAGTTTTTATCTGTACCATCATATTCTGCTTCTTCATCAGTATTAGGTTCAATTATCTTTCGTATTTTTTCAGCATTAGCTTTTTCATTTACTCCTTTTTTGAATTCTCTAAAGATGTCTAGATATATACCTTCTTTAAATACAGGATCAAAATCTGGGTCTCTAAGTTCTTTTTCAAAATATTCTACTTTACCTTGTTCCCTCTTTACAAGTTCTTCATGCATATCTTTATCATATTGAGCTAAATGCTGATATTCCCACATTAGTTTAAAGTTATGGAGTAATATATGTAAGAATTTATAAGCTTCTTGTATTTCTTCATTTTCTTCATTCTCATAGTCAAATATCTCATCTATATTACTCATATATGAGAAATCTAAACTAATATTATATTTTTCATAGAAATTTTCTATATATCTACATACTTTCTTTTCAGCACTAAACTCTTCACCTTCATCATCAGTAAAATCAGTAAATCCATAGTCTTCAAAATGTTTATACTTTTCATCAGAATATTCATCATCTACCCGTTCATTTTTAGCTAGTGAAGCACTTACTACTTGTTCATACCAATATATAAGTCCAGCAAACTCAGGATATCTATGAAGACTACCTAGATACCAATTAGCATAACCATCTATTTCATTACCACTACTATCTTTATATCCTATACCATTTAGATAAGTCTCGGCAATGATTTGTTTAAGGACATTCTTAGCTGATGGAGAATAATTAATAGCATTCTTTAAAGATTGATTTAGTAGTATATAAGGTATTTCTGAGTCAGCATTATACCATTGAGCTCTATATCCTATATAAGAAGGACCTACAAATACTCTTTGACCTAATTGTGATATAGGGATATCAGGATACATTTTAGCTCTAGCTGATACCTCTAATACTATACCCCTACCAGCTACATCTCCAATAGGTTCTATATCTCCACCATTTCTAGAAAAAGTAGGACTACCACTATTTAACCATCCAGTCCATTCAGTCTGTCCTGGTGAAAATAACTCATATATTTTACTAGTAGTATATGGAAAATGTTTTTGTTTATTATGAGCTTTATAGTATTTTCTATAATCCTCTTCATTCCAGTCATCAGTATTTACACAGCCGTAATAATTACCACCTAGAATACCTATATTATTATCAGTAATAGCATCTATTTTGTCTTTTAACTCAGGAGGAAATACTACTATACCATAAGATCTATCATCGATGATATAAGCTTTTTCATAAATAAGCTTTATATCATCTTCAGTAAGTAATTGATCTTGTGGTAAATCTTTTTTAAAAGTTTTCATAGCCTCAGCATATTTACTCTCATTGATACAAGATCTAGGAACACTATTATAAATAGCTTGAAGAGCAGGAAGACTTGGTTTAGTAGCTTCTATAATATACTCTTCACCATCTACTACTCTTACAGCATTATCATCACTTGTAGAGTATTCACTAGCATCAAGAGATTTTTTAGCAAAGTATTTATTACCGACTTTTAAGACTTTAACAAGATCACTCATACTAGTCTCCTAGTTCTTCATCTTTTTTAACATAACTATCTAATTCATCTCTTTGAACATAGTCATGTAGTGTGTTCTTTTGAGCATAATCACTCAAATCTACTAATCCTAACTCTACTATATTTAGATTAGTAATAGCATCACTAAGGATTTTTAATTGTTCTTCTATCTTAGTAGATGAGTATGTAGTAATCATACTAGGTTTATCATCTCTAATCACACTACTATCACCAGCAGAAGCAGTAGCATTCTCTCTAATTAGTTCTAGAACTCTCTCTTCGCTAATACCACCATCACTACTAGGCATATTCTCAGGAAGATTTTCTCTAATTAGTTCAATAATTCTTTCTTCACTGACACCACCAGTAGAACTAGGTATATTATTTTTAATAAGTTCTAGTATTCTAGCCTCATCTATTGTAGGAGCTTGAGTATGCTCAGTGATTAGCTCAATAACTCTTTCTTCACTAATACCCTCACTTACTACTTCTTTATCATCTAGCGACTCTACAATAGGATAGAATTTAACTGATATAGACTGACTACCATAGTATTCAGTAAATACACTTAGTTCTTCATTTTCTTTTACAATAACATACTCTCTTTTAGACTCATTGATTTTCATTGATTTTCTAAATAGAGCAATATCATTAGAACTAGCAGAATATATCAAATCACTATATTCAGTGTCACTTGCTACATTTACTGTATTTGATACTACTATCTCAGCTACAGCATTAAATGGTACTAAAAACTTCTCACTTTCTGAAGCAGCATAACCACCTGTAGCTGATAATCCACTAAATTCTGTAGCAGTACCTAGTGTAGGATTGCTAAAATCTACTAAGAATCCAAGAAACTCAGTTACTTTAGTAACTTCTCCACTTTGTGGTATATTTTGTAGCAAACTCTCTATTTTAGAACTAGAGTATCCTTTATCTGTAAGAACTTTATTATCATCTAGAATTTTATCCATATCATAAACAACATCTAAAGATGACTCAGTAAATCCTTGTGCTACTTTTACAGTATCAGAAAATACATAATAACTAAGTCCTTCATATTTATTTGGAGCTATATGAGAAACTAAAGAAAAATACATACCTTCTTGATCTATTGTTTCATTTTGAGCTAATATTGCTTTAACAGCAGTAATAGCTTGTTCTTTAGTAGTATAAGGATTTTTAACAAAAGTAGGAATTGCAGGTCTAATTGTTCTTGCCATAGTTATCTCCTTATAGAACTATCATATTATCTACACTACCTTTTTTCTCCTCTTCTACTGGAACTTCAGGTAGCTCATCAGCATCCCAATCAGCAATGATAGGAAATTCATATAGTGATTTATCAACACTATTACTATTTTTTACATTATCACTAAATAGTAGATAATGTTTAGAAGTAGCTAGAGCATATACATTAGCTACAAAACCTACTTCATCAGTGCTTTTAGCATTTATCTTAGGTAGATATTTAGCTTCAATAGCACTATCTGATTTTAGAGTTTTTTCAACATAATTAAAAGTTTTAATAATCATAATTCATACCTTTCTTACAAAACTATCATATTATCTATTTTAGAACTATTATCTACTTCTTTTATAACTTCTTTTTCAATAATAGTCTCTTTTTCTATAATCTCTTTTTCTGGATTTTTTATTTCAATCTCTGGAGTTTGTATCTCAGGAAATTCTACACTACCATCTACTTTAGTTATTGTTATTTTCTTTGAACAAGAACTAGTATCTAAAATAGAATCTAGTGTAAATACTCCATACTTAGCATTAGGTTTAAGCTTACAAGATTTCTTAGCTAGAAACTCATCAAAATCTTCTTTGCTATCTAATATAATAGTATGTGGTCTAGATACATAACTTCCAGGATAATGTAGAATAACTTGACTCATTATAGAATTTCCCAATCACTTGTATCTTGAAGTTTTTTAACAGCATCTTGAAGCTCACTAACATTTTCTTCAATCTCAGCATCTTTTGCTTTAAGATCAGCAATCTCTCTTTGATTTTCAGCAATGTTTGCTTTATTGTCAGTGTTATCAGTTTTTAATTGCTCTACATCTGCTAGTAGATCTTTAATGTGTTGATTGTCATCAATAATAGTATTTACTACATCTTTTAGAGTACCATCACCACTTAGTATCTCTACAATTTTCTCTTCTAGTAGAGTTTTAATTTGTGGGTCTTTAAATAGATCATCAGCATTGAAAGCATCTTGTGTTACTTTAATAACATTATCAGTTAGATTTTTCTCAGCTACTACATTATCACTAGCTACTAGGTAATACTCAGGTAGACCGATTGTGCTAGGTATAAATACATGAGCTATTACACCGACTTCTGTATCTACACTCATAGCATTGATTTTAGTAATAACACTTTGTTTTGTTTGAGCAATTTTTTGATCAGCTTGAAGTAAGTAGTTAAATTCTTTAATTATCATTTTATATCCTTATATTTAAAATTTCCCAATTAGCTTTATCTGGGATATCAATATTATTTAGTCTATCCTCTAGATCTTTAAATCTTTGTTCTAATCTAGTTTCAAGAGCAACCATACTGGCATTTACACGACTTTCTAACCCAGCTATAAGAGTATTTAAGTCTAATCCACCAGTCCCCTCTTCTAGTAATTTTTCTAGAATTTGTTCTTTTATATCAATAATTTGATTATTGACTTCTATTTTAAAATCACTAGTATCTAATTTCAAATCATTTATAGACTGAGTTATACTATTTTTATATTCATCTATTTCTTTATGTAAATCATCTAATCTAATCTCAGTATCATCTTTAAGAGTATCTAGTCTTGTATCAGTATCTTTTGATAAATCATCTAGCCTAGTTTCAGTATATTCTTTTAGGTTATCTAGTTTATTTTCAAAAGAATCTTTTACATTATCTATCTTATCTTCTAGATTATCTTTGATAGAATTTACATTGTCTTTTAGATTACTAATAAGTTCAGTATTATTCTCAATCTTAACTGTTAAAGAATCTTCTAGTTCTTTTAAAACTAGCTTATCTTTATCCTCTTGGTCTTGTAGTAAAGTATTGATTGATAATTTAAACTCAGCATTGTCTTTTTTTATGATTTCTATATTTGTTTCAAAATCCAATCTAAGCTTAGCTAACTCTTTAAAAAATCTTTTTTCTACTTTACAAATCTCAGCTTGTAATTGATCTTGGATAATTACTAAGTCTTCTTTGAATTTACTTATAGCTTCTTTTAATGTAGTATTATCCTCCATTACTTTTAGCTTAAAGTCCATTAAAGCTTTATCTAGATCCATTATTGAGCTACGAATCTTTAAACTCTCTCTCATAAAATCATCAAAAGCATCTTTCATCTGCTTTAATCTCTCATCAGCTAGAGTTTTAAACTTTTCAGTCATATCAGTAGCTAAAGCATCCATATCAGCTTTAAATTTCTCTAAAGTCTCAGGCAATCCATTTACAACACTTACTAGTTCTTGAGCTATATCTATATACTGAATAAACTTTTGTATATCAGGATGAATTTCAATAATACTCTCTACTTTATCTATATTAAGATTAAACCATCTTAATAAATCAATATTTTGAGCTACTATCTCTACTGCTAACATATGAATAGCCACTAGATTTATATCATCTATATTATTAGCGTTTATATCTATATTCTTCATATTAGCTAAAAGCTCTAGTAATTTATCCTTAGATTCATTTAGATTAACTATATGCTCTCTTATATCCCATAGCAAATGATATTCATCTTGATTATTACCAACTTTAATAACTGTATCTATATCATTTGTTAGTTCTAATATACTAGGCATATTCTTAGCTAAGGTGTCTAGTTCATTAGATATAGTAGATAACTTAGAAATATTTTCTTTAGCTTTTAATATCTCATTTATTTCATTAGCCAAATCTATTACTCTACTAATTTCATTTATATGTTTATTAGCATTTTCAATAGCAACTAATGAATTAGCTACTCTATTTATATCTTCTATATTCTCAGCTATTTTAATCATATTAGGAGAATCTTCAGTAGTCATAACTACTAGTTCTTTTTTAACTTCATCATTTATAACATGACCATCAGTTATAGCATCAGGAACTGTATTTAATCCATTTAAAGGCATTATTGGCATTATACAAATCCTTTTAAATTTTTAAATTCTAGACCATAAGGTATCACAGCACCTGTAGCTCTAGCTTTGTCTATTTCGGCATTATAAGTATTTAAAACATTTGGATAAAATTGTTTTAAACTCTCAATACCAGTAACGACTTTTAATTGAACATAAGCATATAAGGCATTTATTAAAGTATCTGGCAAATCTATCTCAGCATTCATAGCCGAAATTGAAGCTTTAATAGGCTTTGGTTTATATTTAACATAAATAATCTCAGATTCTTTACAATGAGGAAAGTATAAAGTTTTTTGATCTATTAAAAATACTTCTTTTTCATTTATAACATACCTATGTTTTTCATCATCTTCTATTTCTAGTATTTTTAATACTTCATCGTGCTTTACACTAAAGATATCTGTGCTTTGTCTATCACTATTTACTAATATATCAGCTCGTAGATTCTTATCTAATTCTAAAGCAGCTTTAATGAGTTCAGCTTTACTTTTATACTCTGCTTTTACTGAGCATTCAGCTAATTTATAAAAGCTTGCCATTATAACATTTGGGTCTTTTCTATCAAGTACAAATGTATTTCTAAAAGCAGGTACTAAAATAATAGCTTGTTCAGTTCTGATATTAAACAAAGAGTGTAGAGTAATAATACCTTCATTGATAATATTAACTAATGAAGATGTATCCATCTGTCTTTGTTTTGTTACATTTGGCAATGTATTTAATTGTAAATCTGCTATAACTTCAGATAAAGTCATACTACTAACTCACTTTCTTAATAAATAGTAATAGTAGTATAACATAAAAATTAAAAAATTAAATTATTTTTATCTAACTCATCATCATTAGGTAAATATTTTTTTGAATAATCAGCTCCAGCTTTATAATTCATACTAGGCTTATATACTTCAAAACTACCTAGCATAGATATAGTATCTATAACATCATCATGCTTAGATTTAAATCCACTTACACTAGCTTTGCTTAGTTCATCTAAGGCTTCATTCATCCATTCACTACCTTTTAATTCTTCAGCAAACCATAGCTTCTTAGATTTAATTCTAGGTAGAAATAAACTAAATCTAGCAAACTTATCAGCACTAGGTCTAATACCTGCTTGTCCATTGTTATTAGAACTAACTAAATTAAAGAATATATTTCTTTTTATCATTTCACTTTGTATCCAGCTAATAAATCCTTTTTGCTGTCCTGTAACTTCAATCCCTACTCCAAGAGGTCTATATACACTAGCTAACTCAAATAACTTATCAATATTCTTATCCATAAGCTGTTTTTTACACATACCTTCTACTAATAAATAATCTCCGTTATTATTAACTCCCCAAACAGAAATAACACTATAATCAGCACTAGATTTTTCACTAGTAGCAAAGTCAGTAGTAATATAAAAATTATAATTATGTCTATACTTAAGAATATCATTTCTTTTAAACCAAACAATATCTTCATCTTTTACTATTCTATTTTCATCACTCATAATTTGTAGCATTAGCTCTTGATAAAAACTATCTACCTTACCTAAACTAAGGGCTTCTTCATAACTATTCTTTACATATTCATAATCAAATCTATCCTCCCAGCTGCCTCTAAACTCCTCTTTACTACAAGGAAATTTCTCACATACTGGAAAACAAGCTACTTCATAACTACCACTTTCTACTGCTTTATACAAAGGGTCATTAGCATTAAATGGAGTTCCTAGCCAAATGACTTTATGTTTCTTAGGATGTAGGGCATACTTTACAGCTTTATGTATAACATCTTCAATACTACTAATAACAGTTTCACTTCTAGCATCTTCATCACTTATAATATCATCAATTATAGCTAATTGTGGTCTTACTCCTAGTTCTTTAGCTCCACGAACACCAGTCTTAGCTCCATAAAGTCTAACTATAAAATGATCTCCTCTAACATTAGCAAACTCAATCCTCACATCAGTAAATTTTCTACCAGCAGTTACATCTACATCATCACCATTTTCATCACTATACTTCACAGTAGTATTAGGTATCATTTTCTTTAAAAACTCACTATTTTGATACCTAAACTCCATATTTTTTCTAAGACTTTTTACACCATTATCTATACTATCAGCTATGTATAAAGCAAAGTTTATCTTTTCTTTACTACCAGGTAATCTACCAAAGCAAGCTATAAATAAAAATAACATTTCAGCATAAATTGTAGTCTTAGCAAATCCACGATGACACATAATAGCTACTGATTTTCTACTACTAAAAGCTTTATCTAAGGCTACTAGATGAACTACTGGAGTTTTATTTTCTATCTTACCATCTTCACACATTTGAATAAAATTGATAAATTCTAGTGTAGCTTGTGAAGGCTGATAGTTTTTTAATTCTTCATAATCTACTTCATTTAAATATTCACTAACTGTCTTAGGCATTACTATCCTCATCTCCTATAATTTCAGCATCAATATAATTATCTTTTATATTTGTAACCACTTCAGCTTTTTCTCCACTATCAATTAACTTTCTTTGAGCTACTGACATATTTTTTATCATCTCTTCCATTTGAGTTACAAAGTCATTACCTTTACTATTTTTAATATTTAAATCAATTTGCTGAGATTCAGGTAATTTAAAATGAGTAAAAAATACATTCATAGCTTGTATTCTATCTCTACTAGCTTTAGCAGTCATAGCTTCTTCATAAAGTTTATCTGCTAGTTTATAACTATATCCTTGAAACATATAACTAAGTGGTATAGCAGATTGTATCAATATCTCTTTTACCATAGGACTTTTTCTATATCTACAAGCAGAAGCATAGATATTCATATAAGCTTGTGATTCATATCCCTTCTCAGGGTCATCTTCTAATGCTTTTAAAGCTTTCTTTACATAATCCCTATGTCTAAAAGTTTTTATATAAGCTTGTGTAGCATTACCTCCACAAGTCTCTAAAAATCCACAGAACTTAATAGCATTAACATAATGTTCTAGATTAACTTGACTTTTATCAAGTAGTATATCTTGATATTGTATCATTACATCTTTTAACTTATATCCATCAAATTCAGGATCAGATAAAGTTTCATTGATTAAATCTACCACTTCATCTTTAATCTTCATCTCTTTAGCTTTTCTAGTTCCATTATAAAACCACTCTCTAATATCCTCAGCAGTATATTTTTCAGTAGGAGAGTTATTGACAATATTTAATCCAGTTTCTCTTGGCATTGTATCCTCACTAAACAAAATTTATTTTTATATAATATTTTTATTATAACACAATTTTTTTGTTATTGTTAGTTATAGCTAAACTAAGGATAAATTCTAGATATAGTATCTTGCTTTTTATGGTTCTCTTTTCTCTTGTATTTTGTCAGATAGTTTGGTTCTTATAAGAATAATTTTGTATTAGAAAATTATAATTTAGTAGGAGATTAAATTAAAAATTTTTATATAAAAATTATAATTTAGTAGAGGGGTAGTACTCTCTCCTCTCAATCTTTACAACTTAGGTATCCCCCCTGTCTCACAGAAAAAAGAATTCTTTTTCTTGGCTTGAAGGATGGAGTATCTTCTTGCTGTATTCATATCCTCTTGCCTTGATATGTGTTTTGTCCAGTGGATTAGGTAAGACATCCTAGTCTAAATAAAATCAAAGGAGTAAAAAATGTCACAACAATCTATAGGTTTCTGGGCTAGCCTAACCAAAGCTGGCACCAATGTTAATATAACTGTTTCAGAAACTGCTGAGATGGTAGCAAACTATGCTACAGCAGGCAATGCTATCAGCAAGAAAGTAGCAGTTAAATGCATCGTAGATGCTAACAGGGAAATTAATGAAACAATCCCTGAAGGCTCTACGATACAAGCTGAACTTGATGCTTTCAATAGCATTAAGCTTCGCTAATCTCAATCCCTCATCACTACTGAAGTAGTGGTGAGGGTATATTTTTTTAACAAGGTTTTGTCCTATGATTCTTAAATCTTCTTTATCCTTCTATAACTTCTAGCCTAGCATATTGCTAGGCTCTTCTTTTTTATATAAAATTTTATATAAAATTTTTACACTTCTTTTTACACTTTTACACTTTTACACTTTTACGCTTATCTCGTACATGGTTTGCTCTCTTTGCCCATTTGTGTCGCCGTGCTAGCCAAAATTGTCTTGTGTCCTTACACTTTGCCTGTCGGCTATCTATTGTCCCCTCCATTGTTTTTTATTGTCTTGCCTTTTTGGCTTGTTTTGTCCAGTGGCTAATAATATTAGCTAAAAAAATTAACATCAATGTCAGCTCTATTAGCATTGTAGAGAGTAACTGACAGAAAGGACATCAAATGCAACTAAAATATACAACATTCTTCGGCGAGAGCAACTTCGTTAACACAGTAGAGGAAGCAAAAAGCATAATGCTTCAAGGCAATAAAATCCTCTTTGTTAATGCCAAAGGTGAAAAGATAACAAATAATCTTTTCAATAGCTATCGTGAAGCTCAGGCATTCGCTGATAGCCTAAAAGCTGAAAATTCAGCTCGTAAAATCTACATAAATATTGTAGATCAAGAAGTAGCTGAAACAGAAGCAATAGACTTCTAATCAGTCAACAAAAATCCTAGTCACTAGCAATAGTGACTAGGTAAAAATCAAATCTCAATTAGTTAAAGAAAGGAAAAACAATGAGAAAAGGTTTTTGGTCAAACCTTGGTGATATGACATTAAATGTCGTATCACCAGCAAGTGAGGCACTCGATGCCTTAGGAACAAAAGCAAGAGACCTAAATGCATCAGTAAAAGAAACTAGTGTAGAAGCTTTTAGAGAAAAGAAAGCTAATGGAGAATTAGCAGACCTAAATGAAGTTAATGAATACATTGACTATCAAATAGGTTTAAAACAAGCTTTTCAAAGACTTTACAATAGTTAATTCATTGACCTAGCAAAGCTTTGTCAATTCATTGACCTAAGCAAGTCAATAAACTGCTTACTTCAAGTTACATATATACAAGTAGCCTACATAGTTTATTTAGTCTATAAAGACAAACAGAGTTTATCCTCCTTTATCTGTTAATAAATTATACATTAACACATAGGCTATTTATATATGTGTAACAAACACAAATTCAATACAAAGGACAAACCATGACAAGAATAGCTTACCTAATTGAGAAACTTCAAAGTGAAAGTCTCAAAGATGACCAAAGAGTTCAATTAGAGACTGAACTTCACTGGCATCTAAATAACTTGTCAAAGTAAGCAAGAGGTGAGATACTGGTAGAAATATCAGTATCTCTAATTTTTTAAAAACAAGATAGTTTGAAAGGATGTAAAAAATGCTAACAAATCAAACACTAACATATTCTGTAATGACAGCACTTACACAAGAAAAAGGTGGATTGTGGGCTGAATTCTTAGACAATGAAACAATGCATACTGTCCAAGTATTCAAAGGTGGTTCTATATCATTTAATGGAAAAATGATAGATAACATAGAAGAAATCTATCAAGTAATAGCTTTAGAGCTACAAGACTTAGAGAGATTTGGTTATATGGGGTAACAAATGAAAGACTTCAAAGTAACTAGAATTGATGGAAAAATAACCATCAAGATAGGCAAAGACAGTTGGTATCTAAAAGGGACTAAGTCCCTTAGAGATGCTATTGATTTATTAAGAATGTTAAATAAATAAGGAGTTAAAAATGACATTCATAGTTAAAGATTTAAGAATCAAAGGTGACCTAGTTAAAGGTGAGATAGATTTCAATGTAGGAGAAATCAATGTAGATGCTAATCTAGCTGAGATAGCTCAAATAGACAAAGATACATTAAAAGCTTTTAGAGAAGTAGTTAAAAGTTTAAAGGATTTGAAATGCTAATGGAGTATAAAGAAACCTTTGATGACATGTTTGACACACTTGAAAAAGACTTAGAAAATATGTCAAAAATAGATATTATCAATTATATTAAATCTAGCATTGACAATATGATTGATAGTGAAATGTATCAAATAGCTAAGTTCTACAACGAGCAAGAGGAAGAATTACCATTCTAACAATAATGTCAGTGGGTGTCTAACACTCACTGATTATTTTTTAACTAAGGAGATAGTTTGGAACTAGAAACACTTTGTCACATAGCATTAGTTATATTTGCTATTTATCTACTAGGAAAGATATAATGGTATTTTATAGCTTAGAAGACATAAGAAAAGAAGGTTTTTACTACGAGTGGAATAGACTAAAAGGTGTATTTAATCAATACTTTAGATACTTCAAATTCAAAGGCACTAAAAAAGGTATTAGATCAAAAAGCACTTATGATGAGTGTTTTTTAGCATTTGATACAGACATATCCTGTGGCAATCAATTTACATTGATAGATAGATTTTTCTGTTTTGATAAGTATCTAGAAAATTGTAAAGAGATGGTAAAACTAGGACAAATGAATGGATTGCTAGATAACTATGACAAAATAAAATATCTAGCTAAACAAGGCAAAATAAGAACAATAAGGAGACAAAATGGTTACAGAGTACAGCAGAAAGGCAGTAATAGCTGAAATAAAAATGGAAGTAGAACAAGCTGATAAAGCTATTGAGTTAGTAGCTAGTAAAATAGCCCAGTGGAAAGATAGTTACCTAGCAGGTAACATAGGTAAAAGATATGAGAGTAAAGATAAACTAGTTAGTCTTGTAACTGACTTTGATAAGTTAGCTATTTCTCTTATCTTTACTACTCTTATGATGAAAGAAAATACTATTCAAAGTTATATCGGTCATTTTGCTTCACAAATTCATTTTGATACACCAGATAGTTATGACAAAGTCAAGTTAGCTGCTTGGATTATCGGTGGATGTAATGGTATAATTTATGATATAAACAAACCTAGATTAGGTAGTTTAGAGACTTATACCATTACTCCTAAAATAAATATATCTAATGAACTATCTAGCAAACTAGCTAGAGCATTCTTCTTACCACCTAGTGATGAAGTCCTACTTGACTGGACTAACAAATACAATGGTGGCTATGAGTTTGATAAAAACTATGCTATTTTAGGAGATAAGTTCAATGCTCACGATATGCCTATTGACTTACAAACTCTAAACATCCTACAAGATGTAAGATACAAACTAACTGATACTACTCTTACACCAGAGCTACCTGATGAGGAGTGGGGAGATGAAGCACTAAAAGCTTTTAAATTATCTCAAATCCAAGCTAGGAAAGTTCTTACTGAGTATAAGGACAAAGAGTTTAGATTTGTTTGGCAATTTGACAAAAGAGGCAGAGTATATTCTAAAGGCTATGATATAAATGTTCAAGGTAATACATATCGTAAAGCTAGTTTGAAGTTTGCTAAAACTGAGAAAGTTAGTGATAAAGGTATGTACTGGCTAAAAGTAGATATTGCTAACCACTATGGTCTAGACAAACTAAGCTTTGATGAAAGAGTAGCTTTTGTAGATGAAAATGAAGCTATTCTAGAAGCTAAGGCTGATCTAGCAGAAGAGTCACTACTTTACATTGAAGCTCTTAAGGCTTATAGAAAAGCTCAAGCTGGAGAAGCAATAGGACACATTGTTAGACTAGATGCTACAGCTAGTGGTCCTCAAATTATGTCAGTTCTAGCTAGAGATGAGATAGGTATGAGAAACCTAAATGTCCTAGGTAACAAAAGAGCTGACCTTTATACAGATATTGCTAAGATTATGTATGAAAATACAAAAGATAGTGATATTTGGAAAAAGTTCAATGGTGACTTTGCTAAGATTAGAAAAGTCGTTAAAAAGGCTATTATGACGAGCTACTACAATAGTGAAGCTAAGCCAAAAGAACTATTTGGTGAAGATACACCAGAGCTAAGAGAATTCTACAAAGCTCTAGACATTGTAACACCAGGTGCTAGAAAAATCCAAAAGATTATCAATGACTGCTGGTCTAATGAAAGAGATTGTAACTCTTGGACATTACCTGATAGTCATACTGCTTATTGCCCTGTTACAAAGACATTAGAGAGTAGATTAGAGATACCTGAAATATCAGCTAAGATAGTCTATACTCATACTGTTAAAAGAGCTAATGATGCTGAAAAGCGTAGTCTTTGTCCTAATGTAATTCACTCAATAGATGCCTGGATTTGTAGGCAAGTTATCAAAAGCTTAGCAGACAAAGGTATTGAAGTTAGCCCTATCCACGATAGTTTTGGTGTTCATCCTAATTATTGTGATGAACTAAGAAGAGCTTATAAAGCTTGTCTTGCTAGACTTTATAGAGAAAATATCTTAGAAAGAATTCTCTGTGAAATCACTAGTACAGAAATCAAACTTGATATCCCTTATGTAGATAATAATGTCTTATCTAACATTACTCTAAACAATGAGGGATATTACATCTGCTAATTAAGTTTAGTGGTGGAGTATGTTACTCTGCCACTTTCATCTTTTCTTTTAAATAACTTACTATCTTTACATAGTTTATACAAGATAGTATTAATAGATTTTGTTAGTTTGCCTTTGTCTAAGTCTTTATACTTGATATTAGAACTAAGGGTATATTCCACAGCTAGTTTAAGAGTAAATTCATTTGGTATTGATAGCAAGATATTTTTTAACTCACCTTTACCAAAGTTAAAAGTCATTATCTGCTTACCATCTAGGGCTTTGATAGCATTATCGTGCTTTCTTATCTCTATTGAAATATTTTTTAGCTTATTAGATAGTTCTTGATATTCAAGTTCTAGTTTTTTCTTTTTAGCTATTAAAAATTCAATTTGTTCAGTCATTTCTTACTCCTTTAAACTTTTGCTAAAATAAATTCTATTATAATGTTATTTAAAATCTACTTATCTTAAAGGAAATAATATGGAACACATTCACACAATTCTAGACAAATTATTTAGAATATCTTGTATTCTAATAGGTGCTGCTTTAATCTACAAATCAGTAGATGTAAATGGTCAATACAAAATTGAAGAACAATATAAAGCAGAGATGGAAGAAATTAAGAGAAAATATAGCCCTCTATCAGAAAAAGATGCTCAAAATCTTAGAGCATTGAAGGAATATAGTGAATATATATCTTCAATAAGACTAACAAGCATACATATGCTTAATAAAGTAGCAGAAGGAGATTTTAATAAATATAAATTTAGTAGCATAGATTTAGAATCTAATCCTAAACCTATAACTATTACTTTATCTAATGAAGAGTTCTTTATTCTTTGTGGAACTAGAGAGTTATATAATGCTTTAAATAGAGATCGTTCATCATACGATATTCTTTTTGAGGTTGATATTATGAATAAATGTAATGGTGTAAGAAAAAGAATTTTAAAATTAAAACAATCTTCTTTATAATTTATGTTATAATCTCCTTACATAAAAAATATTAAGGAGATTATAATGCCTACTTATGATACATTAAGTTTGCTAGGAATACTAGGAGGAGATCCAGAAAAAATAAAAAGTGCTATTGTAGCTGACCAATTAAAACAAGCAGCTATTAATGGTAAAGGTCCTGGTAGTAATGCTGAACAACAAAGTCTTTATTCTGTACCAAAGTCAATAACACTAACACCAGACCTAGCTGAGAGATTTTTTAATGCTATAAATCAACAAACTGGTTCAAATCTAGGTGCTGGCTTACAAGGTGCTAAGCTATTAGATTATATGAATACAATGATACAAGCTAGACAAAAAGACCCTTCACTTCTTACATTTACAGGTCAGCCAAGAAAATAACTTCTACTATAACTACAAAATTCAATTTTTATGTTATAATTCTACTAAGGAGGGGGCGTTCGCCCCCTTTGGCGAATGACATTTTCATTCAGCTCCTTATTGTTATAGACCTGAGCAAGTCTTTAAACTACTTGCATATGTGCCAATCAGCTAGCCTTGCCTAACTAGCTGAGTTTTATCCCTTAGAGAGGGATTTAGTAAGCAGTCACTTGGTATTGTTTATAAAAGTCCTTTCAGATTTATCGTATTTGGTTTGTCATAAAATTTAAAATCTAAATCCCTCTCTTTTATTATCTAGCTTTAAGCTAGATATTTTTTATTGTCTATTTAAAGAAGTGTATAGGAACCACCTTTTGCTAAAAGCGTCCTTTAATAAAAATAAAATTCACCGATACTCCTATTTAACCTATACACTTCTTTAAGTAGATATCCTCACTTATTCTACTTATATCTTACACACAAGGAGAGAAATGAAAGAAAAAACTACTTCATTTATCAATCCCCTTTCAGCAATCAAATACCTTAATTTTACTAGTGTAATGTTTGTAGCCCCGTACCTAATAATCACTATATTATTAATTTTAATGGTATTTAACATAATTTCTACTTCTTTAATAGCACTAGCTATATATTTGATAGTTCTAGTAGCATTTTCATTTTGTAGTATATGTATTTATGAAATGGTAAAACAATGCAAGCAATCAAAAGAGTAGAACAAATAGAAGCTCTGCTATACGAAGTAAGAAAACACGCTAATTGTTCTCCACTAGTATCAGTAGAAGCTAAAGAGGTTTTTGTTTTAAAACAAATTAGAAAGTTTATTTCAAAGTTAAATGAAATAGGAGAAGATAATGAAAGAGATATACAACAGCTTACAAGCTTGGATGATGGAAAGAAATCTTGACATCAATGGACAAAGAAGTGGTTTTAAAAAGAACGTTATAGAAGAAATTAATGAGTACAATGAAGCTTCTAACGAGCATGATACAGTAGATGCTATTTGTGATATTTGTGTATTTACACTAAATGCTATGAAAGAATCTAGCATAGAACAAATCAAACTACAAAAAGTTAAATCATCTACTACATTCTCAGAACAGCTAGATAAAATAACTGCATCAGCATTTGATGAAAAAGAACTTATCTATATGGTAGAAATGTGTTATACACTAGCTACTGAAATGGGTTATTCTTTCAAAGAATGTATGGAAGAAACTATTAGAGAACTTAACTCTCGTAGAGGTGCTTGGAGTGAAGAAAAAAGAAAATGGATTAAAGACCCTAATGTAGTCCCTTACAGAGCTAACTACTCACAATTTAAAATAAATAAATGTTCTTGTGGGATGTGCTAAATGAAAAAAGTTCAAGAAGGAATAGTATCTAATGAAGATATAAAAATAGGAGATTTATATCAATTAAAACTAAATTCTAACTATACTTTATTTACTCTAAACTCTAATGAGAAAGAAGAAATAGAACAAGAAAAAGAAGAAGTTCATGTAGAGATACAAAAAGAAGTTCATAGAATTGAAAATAGTATCCTACCTAATCCAGATTTCAAACCAGAAATAGGTGATAATGTATCACTATCTTTTACACAAGAAGATAAAGAAACTACTACTAATGAAACATATAGATTTGTAGTTTCAAATGGTAGCAGAGAGTTTGGGTTACAAGTAGATCCTACTAATGCTAATAGATTTCATATCATTGAACTAGATACCACTACCCATACACCTCTAAATGATACTAAACTAACATTTTCAAATCTAAATCCATCAGGATTTAGTATAGATGATGAGTTTATTTATCTATCATCAGTAAATATAAATAACTCAGGATTTAACAAAACTATCCTAATAGACTTATCTAACAATCAAGCTACTGCTATCGGTGGTGGATGGTCTTATGATGGTATTTTACATCCTACAGGAGTAACTAGTGATGATAAATATGTATATATACCTTCAGGTAAATCTAACTATATAAGAGTATATGAAAAAGCTTATATCAAAGCTAACTGGAAAACACTAGGTAATGATACAAAAGCTATTTGTGCTTATATCCAAACACCTGGCACTATACCTCATAGCAATACAGCTATCACACCTATGGTATCTATAAATGATAAGCTATATGTTACTTACTCAGGTTCTAGTATGATATATATTTATGATGTATCAGATTTATCTAGTCATATCAAAACTAATCCTAAAACTTATGATAAAGCTATATCACTACCATTTAGCAATGCTACTTCTATTGAAAATCTAATCCTACTAGATGATAAAGTAATTATCAAAACTGGTCTAGCTATGTATATTTATAACAAAGATAACTTTACTAGTTTAAATCTAAATGAATTTGAATACTCTATTGAAGTAGATCAAAACGAATACTCTTTATTTAAAATAGAAACTAATGATGAAATAGTTAGTCTATATACTTGTATAAAAGACCAAGCTATATCTAAAGTAACTCTACAAGCTAATAAACTAATGGTAGTAGATAAACCTCTAACTAACATTAAAGCTACTGCTCTTTTAAAGACTAATGATGAGTCATTTAAAGAAGGAGATAGCGATGAGTCAAGAGCTGTTAGAGTTAGACTAAGACAACCTATTACAGTTACTTATAGTGATGGTATTCTTAGTATAGATTCTTATTTTATGGAGTATCTAAACAATGCTAAAATCACAGCTAGAATAAAAGGTATCCAAGAAGATATCATTATTCTTGATCATAGTGATTTGACAATACAACCATTTATGAAAAACACTTATAATCTAAAGTTAAGTGGAGTATTTGAGAGTGTAGGTGGTCATAAAATAGAAATTGAGAAAATCAATCCAAAAGATATTATCTCATTTAATATCATGCATGACAACAGAACTCTAAGTATTCTTAATAATCTACAAACTGAATGGTCTATTAGTTTTAGTGGTAGAGAATACACTCCTGAAGAGTGTGAAATCATAGCTAACACAGCTAATAAAAACGACCTACCAGCTTATATGAGAGCAGAGATAAATCCATCTACAAAGAATGCTAGATATGTTAGAATAAAAAGAGAATATGCTAAGAACTACATACAAGTAATGTCTAACCTAGCTTATACATTTGCTTCAGCTCAAATGATTTCTTGTCTAGAACACTTCTCATTCCTAACTAGATCAATATTTATCCAAGATACTAATGGTCATGATGGTCCTCAAATTAGATGGTGGCACTTTGATATGACTGATCCTTACTATGACCCTAATCATAAGAAAGAATTCTTAGATAGAGTAGGAGTTACACTAGATAAAAATAGCCACTGGTCTTTATCAGTAGATACTAGACAAGTTGGAGTTGCTAGTTCAGGTGGAGCTAATGGTGGTGGATGGTTAGGTATGAGTGATTATGCCTTTAACCAAAGTGGAGAAAATGTAGTATCATATATGATAGCTCATGAATTCGGTCACTCTAGAGGATGGAATCACGGAACTTCATTTGCCTATGGAACATTTAGTGATAATCCAAGGCAAGGACAATACCCAGATGCTCTATATAACCTACTACCTAGTTTAGCTACTACATTACTACATATGAAAGTATTGCCTTATATAGATCAATTTGAGAATAGAGGTGATTACCTAGCACTAGATCAGCTAGAAGCTAAGGTATATGTATCAAACAAACAAGACTGGTGGGATGAAGAACTATGGAATCATGTCCAAAGGAAAGTAGCTGCTATTACTGAGTATTGTGATGAAATAGACAATAACAAAGCAGCTCAAATAGAAACTCTACAAGAAAGACTAGCCTTTGTTAGAAACCACTGGGAAGAGTGGAAAGCTAGAACTAAGAGAAACAATCTAATCCAATGGAGAAATGAATCCCAAGAAGACCCAGACCTACAATGGATGAGAGAAAATATGCCAGGTAGAAGTGGCAGATACCCTACTTACTGGGATGAGTTTAACGAAACTTATGGTAGTGGTGTTCCATTTGATAGGATAGAGACAAAAGCTATGAATGCTCTAAGCACTAAGTTTAATAGAAACTCTCTATTAAATCCTAGAGGATACTCATCTAGCTTAGAGTTTAAAATAGCTGATGTATCTTATTGTGGTCATGAAGGACATAGTCTTACTTCAAAAGATAGACTAGCTTAGTTTATTTTATTACTAGGGGACTTTGTCCCCTATATAAATTTTAATGAAAGGATTAGTAGTGAATAATTTAGAGTTATTTCTACTTTGTGCATTAGCTCTATTAGCTAGCTACTATACATTTAGTAATTATGTCAAATAGTCATTATATTATAGAGATAGCTAATATAGAAAAAGGTAAATTAAAAGATGGTGGATTTCTACCAAAGGTATTTACTACTAAAGAACTTTGTGAATGTGCTGTAAAGCAACAAGCTAGTGAGATTTATAATAAGCTTAAAAATAATAAATTAAATCCAGATCTAAGGATAACTTACGATAGTGATAAGATATTTAAAGGAGCTACTAGAGTTTATTATAAAGATGGATATGTAGAAGTAAAACCATTTGAAGTACAAGTAATCTCTGATAGGAGTCAAATAATCATGAAACAAAGTCCAAAAACTATAGCTATTAAAGCTATCCAAGAAGTTCTAGAACAAAAAGAACTTAAACTACAAAACAATCCCTATCACCATAAATCACAAGACTATCTAGAATATCAAACAGATATAAGTGAGGATATAGAAAGACTAAATGAAATTCTTTCAGCATTAGAGGAAATATCATAGTAGTCTTTATCTTGTGTTTTATTCTTAGTTTTTTTATCACTATATTAGTAGCTTTTAGTCTTTAATTATAGGGGGCGTTCGCCCCCTTTTGTGAATAATTATTTTGAAAGGTAATCTCTATGATATGGAACGAAAATATAATAAAAGAGTATGCTACTATACAAATAAAAATAAGAGAACTTCTTGATTCTAAAAAGTTATCTATTAGTAATCTAAATACTATAGCTAATTATTTTCTTAATAGACATAAAGAAGTATTAAAAATGATTAAGGATTAAAATGGATGAGTTTGAAACAAAATGGTATGAAGAGTATAATAATCTATTTAAAAAAATAGATGAATATAAACAAATATTCTTACACTATATAATAGAATTTTGTAATAATAGATTACAAGAAGTGCTAGGAATTAAATTAGATTTAACTCCATATTTACTAGACAAAGATTTATACTCATTTTGGTGTATTCTAGATCTATTAAATGATATAAAAAAAGACCCTAAATTACCATATTATGTGCGAAGAGAAAAAAACTTTATCATATATATTCATAAACAAATAGAAGAAAAAATAAAAACTAATTTTAAACCTGGTAATTTCTCTTTATATAAAGAGGATCTTATGTGTAGAAAACCTCAAGTTAGAGAGAAAGCTAGAACTTTATTAAGAGTTTTAGAAGCTAGTGATAAAGTTACAGTTAAATTAGTTAAAAGAAATGATTCTTATAGTTATGAAGTAACTTTAAAAAGGAATAAAAAATGATAACAGTAGATTTACTTCAATCTAGTCCCTTAGATATTCTTATTAAAGCAATAAGAACTTGCTATGATAGTAAAAGTGATAATCTAGGAGAAAAGGACTTAGCTTTAATAAAAAAGATTATAGCTAGTAAGCATGAATCCACCCTAGAACATATAGTATTTACTTTTAAAATATCTAATATATCTAGAGCTTGCTTACAAGAACTAGCTCGTCATAGGATAGCTAGTTATAGTGTTAAATCCACTAGATATACATTAAAAGAATTAAAAAATGCCCCTGATAACGAGTTAGAAAAGTTTTTAATAGATGATATTCCATTAGCAGTGAAACTCGTAGCTACCAGTAGTCTAAAACGAATTAAAACAATGCTTAATACCTCTAATCCAGATATGGATAAAATAAAGTATGCTCTACCAGAGTGTTACAAAACAGAATTAGTTTGGACTATAAATGCTAGAAGTCTAAGAAACTTTTTAAATCTAAGAATATCTCCAAAAGCTCATCATGAGATTAGAGAACTAGCTAGGACTATACTAGCTATGTTAAGTTATCAATCTTATGGTATTTTATTTGAAGATATCAAAACAAAGGAGTAAAAATGAGAAAGGAATTGTAAATTGTTAAAATGCCCTCACTGTGAGAGTATTATCCCAGATACATATGACAAATGCCCCGTATGTGGCAGTATCTTAGATAAACTCTTAAATAAACTAATTACAAAATATTTTAAAAAAGGATAAACAATGTGGAAAACATTTGAATTACCAGAAGATGTTCTGGGTGTAGTTATAGGCTACAGAAACGGTAACACTAATATTGCTCTTGTATCACCAGAGCAATTTGCTAATCTACTAGCTGATGAAAGTATCCAAGAGATACTAACTCTAACACCTGCTCAAAATATAGCTAGAGTAGAGGATGAGAAAGAAATAGTTAAACAAAATATACTAGATGAGATTGATGCTTATATGAATAAAATCGAAGCTCTAACTCAAGCTATTAAAAATCTATAAAAGAAAGGAAATACTACTATGGATATGAAAGAAAGAATTGCAGCTCTAATCAATGAGAGTAACGCTAAACAAGGAAACACTACTCAAACAATTCAGCCTACATCTTTGCCTACTGATAACCTAGCAGGCAAAAACGATGCTGGCAAATAATTAAACTTCTTTACCCCTATGAAATGTTTTTTCATAGGGGTCTTTTTATATGTAATTACTTACATCACTTCAATTATAAATAAAAGGATCCAACTATGTCAAAACTTCAATGGTATAAATTATCTCTCACTATTAATACCTCATCTTATGGTAATACTTTAAAAACTTTTTACAACGAAAATACACATAACTACACATATGAGATAGAAATAGCAACAGAAATAAATGATATAGATAGAATATTTAGAAACTATCCAGGAATACAAAGCTATAATAAAGAAACAACAGTTAAAGATTTAGAAGACTTTATCAAAGATTATGGAATATTATTTAGACCAAATACTAATATTTGTGGAGAAGTAAAAGATGGTTCATTTTTACAATTAACTTATAATAAAAGAAATAAATCTTTTGCTAAAGCTATACTTAAAACTAATGACTATTATGATTTCTTTCTAAATGTTAAAGAAATACTACTAAATCAAAATATCTTAGATTATAGTTTTACTAAATTAGATACTCCTAAATACATTAAAACTTCATTTTCTTATGAAGTAAAACATAATGAATTCTGGAGTTATGCTGTTAAAGAAATAGCTAGAAGATATGCTAGTTTTAGAAATAATTCTACTAAGAATCTACTAATAGACTCTACATTACCATGGTTATTTATTAACTATCATTTTAATCTTAATTATATTAAAGACTACCTAGATCATCTACCTAAGACAGCTAGTTTTATTCATAGAGGATTTGCTAATTACTTTGGTAAAAGAGCAGTGCCTATTGATGTATTAGTTTCTATGCTTAACTATGATATGAATACTATTAAAGAAAATCTATTAAAGATAAAAGATAAGCAATTAAACTTTATCTTTGTAGGTATAGGTGGAACTGGTATGAATGCTCTTAACTGGATGTATGAACTATGTAACTACAATAATATAATAGGTCTATTTAAAAAAGTACATATCTATGAACCTGAAACTCCTACACTAGATAATATATTAAGATATCCAGGAGAATTTACTACTTTAAATGATGTCTTAGTAAATCAATTTAACAATAATGTATCAGATGCTCTAACACATTCTACAAATATGACAGAAGTATTACCTGTTTGTAGAACTTTATATAAAGCAAATATGATACCTACTAAGTACCTTGATGTATTATCAAAAACAAGTCCTAATATAAATACTTATAGATTGCCTTTCTATTATCTAAGTACTCTAGAAAAAAATAGTATTTTTTATGGAGCTCCAGATATAGAAACTAGACAAGCTTTTACTAAATATAGAAATAACTATAATTGTAAAACAGCATTTATCACAGGACTACATGGAAATGATTCTTGTTCATTGATGATAAATCCTATTTACAAAGAAGGAGAGACTAACCTACTAGTAGAGAGTTATGGAATTATACAATTAAATGTATTTTTCTTAAATCAAATAAAAATGTGTATTGAACTCATCAATCTCTTAGCTAATAAAGATATAAATGAACTAAGAGAAATAGAAGATGAAGTTTATTTAAATTATTCTTGTATCAAAGATAAAAAGCTTAAAAAGACTTATAATCTAGGATATAGAGAAATAACTACTATTACGGAGACTACAAATGACAACATTTGATTATTTACTTAATCAGTATAGATTAGCAGAATTAAATAATCACTTAAATAAGCTTAATATATTAGTCAATAATAAAATGAATATAAATCCTGAAACACAAACTATTATGCCTAATTATCTAATCCAATCTAGTAACTTTAAAGAAGAACTTAAATCACAATTCTTTGATCTAGGTAATAAGATATATCCCTTAGATATACATTCTTATCAAGAAATAATCAATTTCTATAAAAATAATATAGAAAAAAATATGAAAGCAATGCCTCCATATATCCCAGATTATCAAAATATAGAAGAAAGTGACTATGACGATATAGATGAGTATGAGTATACGATAACTAATGATACTTCTAAAACCTATCATATATGTAAAGAGATAGAAAAAGATGTTTTAGTATTTAATAATATAAATAATAAAACTACTTTAATAAATTCTCTTAAAGCTATATTTGAGATGACAGCTCAAGATAATGGATTATTGATAGGTATTATTTTAGATGTATTAACTTATAAAAATGAGAGAAATCTATATAACATAACTCATCCAGTTATTCTACAAACTATTATAGATAATGACTTAGAAATACTTGGATGTGAAAATATGCTATATGTGTATTTTAAAACTGAAGAACAAGCAGAGTTTCTAAGAAGATACAATGAAGATTCTTATGAAGAAGTAGCAGATATAGATGCTTATAAAAAATATCTAAAAGACTCAGTAGATTTTAGTTTAGCTTTATATGCTAATCAAATAACCAAACCTCAATCACTAGAATTTACTGATAGTATATCATCTACTTCTGATATGGATATATTCTTTGATAAGGTTAGATTATTAGATTATAAAGATAATATTAATCTAAGGGTAAATGCTTATCTACCTGAGAATCAAACTATACCAGGTCTAAAAGATACTTCAAGTGATTCTAGTAGTGAAGAAAGATACAATATCCCTTATTATCTACCAATAGATTTATATTCTAAGAATATAACTATTCCATATTATGGCGGTATTATAGCTTTAGAGCCTATTGTTAAAAAAACTAATCTACCAAAATATACAGATAATATGGATGTAAATGCTGTAAATGTATCTCCATTTTATACTGGAAATCTACAAGAAAATATTAGTGGTTATAATTATATAGCTCATCTATGTACAGGTAAAGATAACAATAGACATATAAATACTCTATGTAGAGTAAATAGATCTAACCCTAAATCAGCTTATCATGAAAGTCAATTTAATATAGGCTTTTTGGATTTCATTGAATACAATGTAAATCTAAGTAAAACTTTATTTTATAAATATATAGGAGAAACAATTGAAAACAGATTACAATCTAGTAGAGACTTCAAATCCGAGGAATGTAGCATTGAATCTTTGGAAACAAGAGTGGCTGAACAAGATAACCCATTTGAGCGGAACATTAGCTATCAACAACGAATATCAAGTTAAATACTGGAGTTTAGTATTTAGAAAGACTTTTGAAGACAATTCTATACTAGATATCTCTATACCATTAGTTATATTTAACTTTGAACAAGAAGTAGGATCATCTACTACTACTTTGATAGGAGATGATGATGGAGCTATTAAGATAGCAGAAATGACTACTGAACTAGCTCACGCTAAAGCTAAAGAAATTCTAGCTAACAAAGAAGTCCAGACACTATTTAAAGACTTTGATGCTTTGATAGTGCCTTTTATGACTTTACATAGACACCCATAAGGATTAAAATGTCAGTATTTACAGGATTATATACTAAAGAAAAATTAAAACTAAGAAGTCAGTCTTTCTCATCTACTGATTTAAAAATACAAGATGATGGTAATGGTCTAGGTATAGTGTATCCAGTCCTTAAACCATCACAAGCTAATCAGCCTAGTATTAGTATTATAGTAGATCATGAAAAAAACGATACTATCTTAGCCAAAGCAGAATATAGAGTTATCAATGAAGTAGAAGACAAAGTAGTTTATTCAAAAGGTACTTGTATTAGTATAGTATCTCAGCCTACATTAGTTACTACTACTTCACTAGCTCAAAAACTAGTAGGCATAGATGAAACTAAGGTAATAAAAGAAAGTTATGTAGTAAAAAACAAAGACACAGCTATATCAGGTATAGAAGAAGTATTAAATAGTCTTTTATCATCATTAGATTTTGAACCAGCTTATCTAATAGATGAGAATAATCTAAAACAAAAAGAAATAAAATTTGAGTATTCTTATTTAGATAAAGACTTAGATAATATGATCTATATGCCTTTTAAAAGTAAAGAAAAACCTAAAAGATCTGAACTAGAAAAAGCTATAAGAAAGAAAAGAACTAAACTAAAAAGTGAATTTAAAAAAATAAAATATTCTTATAAAGAAGATAAAAATATTAAAACTATGATAGATGATGATTTAGGTAGTTTTACAGACTTAGCATTAGTAACTTTATTATCAGATCTAGAAGATCTAGAATTTGATATGTTATTAGATTTAGATGACAGTAATTTTTGATATAGAAACACCTCCTATACCTGCCTTAGTTAATGATATAGATAAAATATATTGTATAGCTATTAAAGTAGATGATGAACCTACTAAATGCTATACCTTAGTTTATCAAAGCAATAGTGATGGTAATCTAAAACAAGCCTTTGATATTTTATCTAAGGCTGATACCATCATAGGACATAATATCATTAAGTTTGACATACCTGTCATTACTAATGTATTAGGAGAACTTAAAGCTAAGGTAGTAGATACTCTAATAGATGCTAAGCTAATGTATTCAAAAGATGAATTAACTAGTATAGATAATTCTATACCTAATTATCCTAGTTCTTTAATAGGTTCTTATTCTTTAAAAGCTTTTGGATATAGATTTAATTTAAACAAAATAGAATATGAAGACTTTACTAAACTCTGTCCAGCAATGATAGAGTATTGTAAAAGAGATGTAGATTTAACATATGCTATTTATAAACATTTATCTAGTGATAAAAACTATCCTAATGAGTTAGTTAGGCAAACAGAATATCACTTTGCTAAATGTATATTTGACCAGCAAGAGTATGGATTTTACTTTGATTATGACAAAGCTATGAGATATGCTACTTCTTTAAAGATAAATAAACTAAGCATAGAACATAAATTAAAGAAAATCTTTAAACCTATTTTAGTTCCAGATGGTGAAGTAGTGGAACCAGCTAGAATAACCAAAAGAAAAGTATGGATAGAAACTACCCCTAATCCTCTTAGAAATATCTGTTATAAATTACCTTTACCAATAGCTAAAAATGGTAAATGGAAATATCCAAAGAAATCAACTAAGTGGAGTATTACTCCTCTAAGACTTACTTATTCTACTACTAATGGAGCTTACCAAAAGCTAAAACTACAAACTTTTAATCCAGGCAGTAGAGCTCAAGTAGTAGATAGAATTATCAAAGATTATGGATGGAAACCTACTAATTATACAGAGAAAGGTTCTGTAAGACTGGAGTTTGACTAATGGAATTAGAATACTTTGTTTGTATATTTTTAGCAACAATAATGCTAATAAATACAGCTTTAACTGTATATTTAATGTTTTTTAAAGATTAAATATATTATTATTTTAAAATTTTTTAAACACGAAAGGAAACTAAAATGGAACTATCTATAAAAAGTTTTAAGGTAAGGGAAACAGCTATAAAATATTGTCACGAAGATGATCATTTTCTTGAAGCACTTTATTTAGCTAAAGATAAATTCTTAGATAGTATAGATACTGAGAGTTTTGAAGTAAAAAACTATATCAATGAAATGAAAGCTAGATATACTAATGAATATGGTGTATTAAATAGAGCAAATCTTATATTAGATGAATTAGAAAATGCTACAAATTATTATAAAGACCCTGCTAATTTTGACCCTGTTAAAAAGATATATACTGGAACAGATAAAATTGAATATTATAAGTCTGTTGAAGACTGGTCTAAGACTAAGATAGATATTATATGGAATCGTTTTGAATCAACTGGAATACTTCAATCAGCTAATGATACTCTAGATATATATGCTATTTATCTAGCTTATGACCAAGTAGGAAATAAAAACCCTGATATAGAAGGTCTAAGATGGTGGTATAATGTCCTACCTACAGATGCAAATGGTAGTAAAGTAGGTAATGTATTTGATATGAATGACCCTATACAAGCAGCTCTAATCAATGGTCTATGGAATGATAAATTTACTCCAAAAAAAATAGAATTTTATAATGATAGATATGGAGAAAATGCTAAATATTTCTTAGATCTTAATGAAAGAGCTGTTAATACTAGTCCTGAGGCTATTAATAATGGTTATCCTTTAGAACCTATAAAAGCTACAATAGATTATATAGAAGGTCATAATAAAGAAACTGGAGCATCATGGAAATATTATTTAATGGATGACGGTAGAACTAATCTACAAGAAGAGATGAGAGTAGTAGAATCTTATGTAGAATTGTATGATGAATACTTACAAAGAGCTAACCAAGTACCAGATAAAGATCTTATAGATAGGATGAGATTCTTTGGAGGTCCAGACTTTTCTGGAATATTTAGTGATACTAATCTAATGTAACACATACTCATTACCTTCATTTGCTTTTATATAGCAGATGAAGGCTTTATTCTATATATTTACACTTAGTTTTTGTTTTTTCACAAATATAATTTTTATCACAATACCCACAAGATACATTAGTTATTCTATTAGTTAGTCTAGTTTTAGATATTTCTATATAGCTAGAGTTACCTAGTAGTAAATTACATTTCTTATTTATTTTTATAGTTTTATTTATAAACATACACAATGTATATCCTAAAATAAACCCTAAAAATAAAAAACTAATATTTTCTTTATAGTTTGGCAGTATTGTTATAAAAATATTGTAAATCATATCCATATATAAATTTTAACAGAAAGGAACTTAAAATGGACTTACTAGCAGGAGTTATACTAGGTATAGGAGTATTTATTTATGTAGAATGGAGACTCAAAAAAGATGACACTAAATGAAGTATTAGATTTAACTAAGCAATATCTCAAATACGGTAAAGATTTATCTATGCTTCTAGAAGGAACAGGTTCTTTTATTCATAATTATAATCCAAAAACTCATAGAATACACGGTAAAGTAGATACCTTAGGTGCTGTAACAGGTAGATGTACTCATAGTCAGCCAAATATAACTCAAGCTCCAAAAGATAAAAACTTTAGAGAATTACTCTGTGTTCCAGATGATAAAGTCTTAATAGATGTAGATGCTGGAGCGTTAGAGCTAGTTACTATGGGACATTATCTAGGTAAGTTTGATGATTATGAGTTTGCTAAAGCAGTAGATAGTGGTGATAAGTCAAATGGAACAGATATTCACTCAGTAAATCAAAGAAAAGCAGGATTAGCTACAAGAGACCAAGCAAAAACACTTATTTACGCTACAGTATATGGAGCAGGGACTACTAAACTAGGAGCTATGCTTTGGCAAGATGGACAAGAATTAAAATACACTAATCAAGAATATAGAGAAGCTAAAGAAGCAGTAGAAAAAAGAATAGTTATATTAGATAACAAACCTTTTTATCCTGTAGCTAAAGGAACTCTTACACCATATACAGAAGAGTTAATTTTAAAAACTATATTTGGAACAAGAGTAGCTCAAATGTTTAAAGACAATACTAGAGGCTACTATGATATGACTAACTGGGCAGTTAATTCTGTCAAAGATAATCATATAGAAGCCTTAGATGGTAGGAGATTATACCTTAGATCAGCTCACAAAGCTCTAAACCTATATTTACAATCAGCAGGTGCTATTTATATGAAACATTTATTATGTCATATAGATAACCAGCTAAGAGTTAAATATATTCATGGTAAAGACTTTGGATATGTAGCAAATATCCATGACGCTATTAACATTGAGTGTAACCCAGAAATAGCTGATGATATTTGTAAGATTCTATCACAAAGCTTTATAGATACTAGCTATAAACTAGGTATGAAATATCCAGTATATGGAGAACCAAAGGTAGGAAAAAATCAATATGAAACTCATTAAATAGAAATATTATAAGGACATTTCTTATTTAATACTCTACATTTTTTATTTAAAAAATTAAAATGAGGACATTCTACATTTTTACTAAATGATTGATTTATTATTTTTATCTTTCTTCTAGTATCTGGTATTTCTTCACAGACATTTATTATTTCTCTATACATTAGTTTTTTATACATTATAGCAGTAGCTATATATCCACAAAAAACACCAGACCAAAACATAAAAGTCAAATCTCCATAGAGATAATAAACAATATCTAAAATATAAGGAATCATAATGAATGATAGCACAATTATTTTTATCTTTGGCTTAATAATAGGTAGTATCTTAGCTACTTTAATTTATTATATAGTTTCTAAAAATAGAACTAATAATGATATAATATAACTATGAAAATACTATTCTTATTTTATATGTTATTATCACAGCCTATTTCTGAAATAAATACTATATATAACATTATGGATAAAAAAGATCTATCTAATGCTATTTACACATACCAAGCTAGTAAATACTACAATGTAAATTCTAGATTATTAGCTAATTTAATTAACTCAGAGAGTGGATATAAAAATGTATCTCACTCTTTATCTTATGTGAAAGGAATGTCAGGAATAAATGAAAAAGTTTGGAAAATACCTAATAGAACTGATAAAGAACAAATTTATGCTGGTGCGTTTGTATTTAGAAAGTATCTGGACAAATACAAAGAAAACGAACTAGAAGCTTTACACGGCTATAAAGGTAGAAGTAATCTAGGCAAAAGACAAGCCTTATTAGTTTATAAAAAATATAAAGACAATTAAACTTTATATTTTAAATTATAAAATGGGCAAGGTTTATTATCTTTTAAACAAGTTTTAGTAATTATATCAAAGTTATTACATTTAACATCTACTATTTTATAGTTATAATTTACAATTACACGAACTTGATAGATATACAAATTACCTTCACTAGGTATTGAAGCTTTTTTACAAATAATTATATGTGAAATATTTTTAAAAAAGTATCTATGTAAATACCATCTAGTTATAAAAAATCCTAGTAATAAACCACTAAAAAACATAAAAGTATTATTATCAAATAATAATTTAAAAGTATCTATTATAAAAGGCAACATATATGAATATTAACATATTTCATATTATTTTTAACTTAACAAAGGAAAAGCAATGACTACATTAGAGCTTTTAGAAAAAGAATTAAGTAAAAGACACGCTTTTTCTACTCCTTTACCTAAATTCTTAACTGATTTATCTCATACTATACCTAACAATAGAATAGATGAGAAAATGAAACTAACAATAGCAACCAGTGAAATAATTCTATTTGCTTCACAATTCAAAAGAAATATCCTACACTGGAATAATTCTTTAATACCTATCAATGCTATTAGTTTTTGTATTTCATCATCAGGAACAGGTAAAGATAGCTCAGTAAATGCTATGAGAAAAAACTTCTTAGCAGGTTATTCAGCTATAAATGAAGTAAGAATAGAAAAAGCTAAAGAACTAGCTAAACAAATAGCTAGATCTAAGGGATTAGCTACTCCAAATGACCCAAATGTCTATGAGAAATTTTATGATAAACCTATGCCTTTATTCGTAGCACCATCTACAAATGAAGGGTATATTCAGTATCTAAATGGATTAGACCATGCAGGTATAGGAGCAGGATATATCTTTTCTGGTGAAATAGGAGCTGAGTTACTTACTAGTTCTACTATCATACAAAACTTACAACTATTAGCTGAATTATATGATGAGGGTAAAAAAGAAGTAAAAGTTCTAAAAGATAAAGACAAACAATCACAAGAAATCAAAAATCTACCAGTATCAGCTTTATTTATGGGTAGTCCTGAAAATATTCTTTTTGATGATAATGTAAAGAAAAAGTTTAAAACTGAATTTACTACTAAACTAGCTAGAAGATCTTTTTTTAACTTCAATTTCTTTGATATTGAAGAGCCTAGTTATAATAGTGTAGAAGAATTATTAAAAGAAGAATTAAAACTAGAAGACTATGCCAAAGAACTTACAGCTTATTTTAGTGATAGTTTTAAAATAGTAGCTTTACAGCAATTACAAAAAGTAGGAATACCTCTTAGTATCCCTCAAGAAACTAGAGAGCTTATTATATTGTATAAAAAATACAATATAGAAATAGCTAATAGAGTAAATAGACAATACCCTATAACTCAATTAGTTATGATGCATTTATACTGGAAAGCTCTTAAACTAGCAGGAGCATTTGCTATTATTAAAGGTAAAGATTGTATAGATCCAGAAGATTACAAACAAGCTATTAACTTTACTGAACTTCTAAATGAAGATATGAAAAAGTTTGAAGCAGAGCTAGTAAAAGAACCTTATGAGTTATTTACTGGCTTTTGTCAAACTATACTTCAAAATAACAAATGCTTTATAGATATACATACTATGAGAAAAATGGGATACATATCAGCTAGTTCTAATGTAACTCAAAAACTAAAAGAATTAGTAACTCTAGCTAGTGCCTATGATACCACAGGAGTATATAAAGCTACTGATACAGGTATAGAATACACTAAATTAGTAAAAACAAATGCTAGTGGTATATCTTATATCCAAGTTAGTGGAGATAAAGATGATAGAAAGATAGCTTGTTCAAAGAACTTTACTTATACTACTGTTAATTTTGCTGATTTAGCTGATATGTTAAAGAATGATTATGCTTATTCTCCATTTAAGTTTAAAGATGGAATTAGGTCTAAAAATACTATAGAAGGAGGAATAAAATGGATAGCACTTGACATAGACAAAAGTGACTACACAGATGAACAAATGCATGAAATCTTAGGAGAGTTTAATCATCATATAGCTAGAACTAGTGATGAAACTAATCCATATAAGTTTAGAGTGTTACTTGAACTTGATAGTGTAGTAGATTTAGGTGATAAAGAGTATAAAACATTTATACAATCTATATCATCTTATTTTGGTTTAAAAACGGATTTGCTACCTAGATCTCAAATCTATTTTTCTTATAAAGATAGAAATGTTTTATCAGTTACTGATAAATACACTATAGAAACTAGGGAACATTTAATTATAGCTTATGAAAGTGACAAAGTTATTCAAAGTCCTTCTAAATTAACTCAAGCACAAAAATCTGCTTTATTAGAAGACCCTTTAACTACATTTAACTATGCTTATGAAGCAGAAGAAGGTAAAGGTTCTGTTAATTTATATAGAGCAGCCAAACACGCTAAAGATTTAGGAATGAACAAAGAACAAGTCTTAGAGCTTATACACAATATAAATAATTACTGGGAATCACCTATGAACCCAGATAGACTTGAAAAAACTTTACTTTCTCAAATAAGGACTTGGGAGTTTTAGATGCTAAACACTGAGCAGCAGCAAATTGTAGATGCTATAAAATTTAGTGATAAAAGAATATTTATGTTAAAAGGTAAAGCAGGTACGGGAAAAAGCTTTACTTTAAAAACTATTATGGATGAGTATGAAGGCAGTATTTTACTTACTGCTACTACAAATAAAGCTAAGTCTTTACTTATAGAACATACAGGGCATAAAGCTCTTACTACTCATTCAGCACTAGGTTTTAGAATGATAAGAAATGGTGTAGAGGAATATTTAAACGATATTTCTCCAGCAAGTGAGGCAGACCTTCTTATTGTGGATGAGTATTCTATGCTACCTAATCAAGTATATCAAAAAGCTCTTAAGTCTTCTTATAAAAAAATCTTATTTGTAGGTGATGAAGCTCAATTACCAGCAATAGGTATCAAAGCTAATATCATACCTGAGTATGAAGTAATTCTAACTAAGCAAATGAGACAAGAAGGAATGAATGAGTTAGAAGCTTTCTTAGATTGTTTAAGAAATGCTATTAACTCAAAAAGATTTATTGATATTTCAGAAGTAATTTTACCAGAACAAATAGCTAGATATAATTCTCACAAAGACTTTTGTAATGCTTATCTAAGCACACAAAGTAATAAGAGAATTTTAGCTTATTCTAATAGGGTAATAGATAGCTATAACCTAAATATAAATCAAGGTAATAGATTTAGTATAGGTGATTTGTTAGTTATAGATAAACCCTTAGGTAATATTAAAAATGGAGATATTGTAGAAGTTAAAAAAGTAGATGAATCTAATGACTATTTTGATTTAGAAGTAATAAATGAAAATACTCATCAAATAAGAGTATTTAAAACTAAAAAAGCTGAGGAAGAATGGTTAAAAGATAGCTTATCTAGTGGAGATATATCTTATTACTGGAGTAAAAAAGACTATATCTATCATCCAAAACATATCTATGCTTCTACAATACATAAGGCACAAGGTCAAAGTATAGATGAAGTTTTTATTGATGTAGAAGATATCTTAGCTCAAACTAAGAGGAAACCTACTAGATTTAATAATTACAATAAACCTATTTCTATTCAAGATTATATGAAGTTACTTTATGTAGCTATATCTAGAATGAAAATAAAAGCTCATTTATACATAGGTAAAAAAAGAGATTATAAAGTTCTTAAAAAAGGATAAGTATGACTAAAGAAGAACTACAAAAAGAACTGAACTCTTATAAAGAACAATTAGAATTAGCTCTACAAGATAATAAAAGACTAAAGGATTTACTACAGCAATTATCCTCTAGTTTATCTGGTAGCATTCTAGGACATATGAAAAGTTTATTTACAAGTGTTCAGCAAGATAGACCAAAAGATGCAGTAATCAAGGAAACCATCCTTGATAATCCTTTCGTTAAACAAACTATGGAAACAGTAGAAAGAATTCAAAAAAGATTTGAACCTAAATCTAAAGCTAGTGAATGGAAAAAGTATGATAAGTTTATAATTAGAGCTAGCAAAGAAGATACTCCAAATTCTCAAAGAACATTAGAGTATTTAGCCAATAAGCTACCATTTAGCAAAAAAGCTATATCTAGACATATTTATAGATTAGGTTTTAAATGGAAAAATGGAAAGGTTACCTGTGCTTAAAAGTTTAGCTTATGAAGAAAATTATCTTGATTTGATACCAGAGGGAAATTTTAGAATTTCTCCATCAATGGTAGCTAAATTTACAGATAAAAAGTGGGAATGGTATCAATCTCAAGTATTAGGTAATCACACTTTTAGTGGCAATACTTCTACTGTATTAGGAACTTGTGTTCATAGATGTGCTGAAGTATGTGCTAAGTTTAAAACTAACGAAGAAAGAGCTGTACTAAGAATTGAAATACCAGCATATATAACTTCATTTAAAGACAATCCAGAAGTAGATATTAACTATTGTTTAGAACAATGGAAACCTATGGGACAAGTTTTAATTGATTATCTTACTTTATATGGTATGCCAGAGAGAAGTGAAGATAAAATAGCTTGTAAAATAATGGATGGAGTATATGTAGGTGGGACAGCAGATGCAGTTTTAGGAGATACTATAATTGATTTTAAAACTACTTCTAATCTAACTATAAATGATACTTATATACCTAATAACTATAAAATTCAGCTATTAACTTATGCTTATATTTATAGAAAAAATGGAATAGATATAAACAATATGAGAATAGTATGGATAACTAACAATGTAGTAGGTAGAATAAGTGAAAAGACAGGTAAGCCTATGAAAGACTATCCAGCTAGGGTAATACCTGTAACTCAAATAATAACTAATGAAGATATGGAGTTTATAGAAAATTATCTTAAACTCATAGCAGAAACTTACCTCAAAGGTAAAGAATGTCCAGAATTAGTTTATTTACTCTATGGAGATTACAGATTAAAAGGAGATAATAGTGGCAATAAAATTATTAGTTAGTGGTTTTGAAGCTAGTGGTAAATCTACTCTAACTTCTGCTATCAAAGATGCCTTAGTTATAAACTTTGATAGAAAAGAATATGGTTTTAGCATACCTCATGCTAATTTTAAGCAGTATGAGGGTATGAGTAGTGTTATTAACTTCATAAATGAAAAAATAAGTGCTTATAAAGAGAAATTTAAATCATTTCCTAAGTTTCTTATTATAGATACTGTTACACAGCTATATACAGCTATGACTAGATATAATAGCAATAAATACACAGGCTTTAATATCCATAGTCAAAACAATGCTGATACACTAGATTTCAATGCTTACATTGAAGATGTTCTTATACCTAATAGTATCAATGTGATTATTACAGCTCATACTAAATACGATGAAGCTAGTGCTAGACATATCATACCAGCACAAGGTAGTTTTAAAGATAGTGGCTCTTGGCTATCAGTAGTCAATGATGCTATCTTTATAGAAAAATCTAGTGGTAAATTAGTAGTTCATTTAAAAAGCTTGAAATATCCAGCAAGAACTACTTTAAAAGATATACCAGAAAAAGCAAGTATTGAGGATTTTGATATTAACGAACATATCAATAAACTAGTAGATTCTCATATAGAATCAGATAAATTTATATTATAAAAGGATTAAATATGTCATTTTTCGTAGCAAAAAAAGATCAAGCAAGTCTAGCAGAGCAAGGTGGAGATTATATCAATAAATCAGGTATCTATGATGTAACTATCAAATTTGCTTCTGTTCAAAAATCAGCCAATGGTTCTATGTCAGTAGATTTCAATGTAGAATATAAAGGTAGTAATACTACACTTTATGGACTAAGACTAACTAACAATGATGGTAGTCCAAACTTCCAAGCTAATCTATTTAATAAACTCCTAGTTATTCTAGGTATTGATAGTGTAGAAGAGCCTACTATGGAAGACCATGTAGTAGGTAAAGACCAACAAGTAAAAAGCTTTGCTGTTCTAACTGAACTAAGTGACCAAGATATTAAAGTAAGAGTTCAATACTCTTATTCTTTATATCAAGGAAGAATCATAGAGCGTAGAGACATCAAAAACTTCTACCGTGTAAGTGATGGTGCAGTAGCTAGTGAGATAGAAAAAGGAGAAGGCTTTGGAACACAATTAAGCAAAGATATACCTTATGCTGAAAACATTACTTACAAAGATGGTCTAACTCCAGCAGATGTAGAAGCCTTTAAAAAAGGAGAGAAACCTAGTACTAGTTCTAATTCTCAAGTAACTACAAATCCATTTGCAAGTTAATGATTTATATAGGAATAGATCCAGGAAAGAACGGAGCTATGTGTCTTTTAGATAATGAAAATCTAGAATTTATAGATTTTGATTTAAAAGAATACATAGCTAAACTAAGCAAACTAAGTGATATACGAGCTTGTATAGAATCCGTTCATGCTATGCCAGGTCAAGGTGTTAGTAGCTGTTTTACATTTGGTCAAAGACTTGGAGAGTTAGAAGGTATTCTTATGACATTACAGATACCTTATGAGTTAGTCCCTCCAAAGACTTGGCAAAAAGCTTGTGGAATACAGCCAAAATCAGATAAAAAGACTATAGCTAATGTAATTACTAAACTATATCCTACTGCTGATATTTATGGTAGTAGAGGTGGATTAAAAGATGGTAGAAGTGATGCATTAGGTTTAGCTCATTATTTAAGACTAAAATATAAAGGATAATAAATGAAAAAAGAAAGTATGGTAATAACAAAAGATAGTATCGTAGAAGCTCTATCAAATACTAAAGAGTTTGCTAATATCACTAAAAAAGATATGAAAGCTATCATTGATACAGTATTTAATACTATTAGAGTTCAAGTATTGACTAAAGGAAATACAGTAAGTATAAGTGACTTTGGTAAGTTTATTTCTGTTACAAGAGAAGGTATAACCAAAGGCTTTGGTAAAGAGTTTAAATACAAATCTAAAAGACTTATTCTAAAACCATTTAAAGCTTCTAAAGTGAAAATTAAATAATGAATAAGTTCATAGCAGTATTATTTGCTATCTCATCAGCTAAGAATTCTTTATTTATAGATAACTATAAAGAAAATGGAATATTATCAGCTACATTAGTAGCTGATGAGTTTAAAGTAGATGAGGATATAACTAGAGCTATTTTAGACTTAGAGATACCAGAATACAAATGGGCTATAATAGAGATAGCTAGAGAAATAATAGGAGAAAATTATGAGCAATACCTCTCAACTCTTGAGTGATAGAGAAAAAACTCATGGAAGTTTTTATAAAGTATCTCATCTAGATACAGAGCTATGGGATAGTTTTAGCTTATATCACTTAGCTGATTTATCTAGTGAGCAGACTTGTGCTATTAAGATGATACTTCACAAAATAGCTAGGATAGGATGTGGTAATCCTAATTTCAAAGACCATTGGCAAGACATTATAGGCTATGCTACCTTAGTTATAAATTCTTTAGAAAATAAAAATGCTAAATAGACATCCTATATTTGATGATTATCTATATGATGATGAAACTAATGAGATTTATTGTGAGTATTTAGATAGAATTATTAAACCTACTAAACACCACTCAGGCTATATGGTATTTATAGCTGAAGATTTTGTTAATAGTATTACTAAGTCATATAGAGTTCATAGATTTGTTATGGAGTGTTTGCTAGGTAGAAAGATTAAAGAAGGTTATGTCGTAAATCATATAGATGGAGACAAAACTAACAATCTACCTAGCAATCTAGAAGAAATCACTTATAGTGAAAATACTATTCATGCTTATGAAAATAAACTAGCTAATGGTAAAAAAGGTGAAGAGAACTCTCAATCTAAGCTAACAGAAGAAGAAGCTAAAAAGATACCTGAACTTAGAGCTAATGGAATGAGTGTTAGACATATAGCAGAACTTTATGGAGTAAGTGTCAAAACTATTTATTCTATTTTATCAGGTAAAAGATGGAAACACCTAGTAAAATAATTTTACCCAAATTTTACCCAAAGAATTTTTATGATATACTCAAACATTTAAAAATCAATAGAAAGGACTTGGGTAAAATAGTAAATAAAGTGCTTTAAAGCACAAATTTATCATAAACTGGTGCCTCGGGTCGGACTCGAACCGACACATGGTCGCCCATACCAGATTTTGAGTCTGGTGCGTCTACCAGTTTCACCACCGAGGCAATAGGAATAATTATTTTACCCAATAATTTTACCCAAATGGATTCTTTAGAGTATAAAATACAAATAGCTAAAAGTAACAAAATTTATATTACTCCACAATTGTATTTATATCTTGGAAAGACAAAAAAGACTTGGTATCATAAAATAAACAATACTACTAAGGCAATAGGTGAATATCCATTTATGAGTGAATCTAATGCTTTAGATTTAGTAATGGATAAAGTTTCACCAAAGACATTACAAGAATTACTTGAGGAATTTCTAATTTATAAAAAACAAACTATAAAAGCAAATTCATTTAAAAGATATCAATTATGCTATAATTATCTTAAAAAGACCACTCCATTATTCTATTCTAAAATATTAGAAATAACTACTCTACAAATTATAAATTACTATAAAACTATCACTAAATATGAATTATTATTTAGAACAAATATACTTCTTAAACAAGTATTTAATTATGCTATTATACATAGTTATCTACAAACTAATCCTATTTCTTCTGTACCTATTTCAATGATATTACCAAAACCTAAAATTACACATAGGAGCTATTCTATTGAACCAGAGTTTATTAAAAAACTACTTAGTTTTATAGATAGACAAAATGACAAACTAAAATTAGCTTATACTTTATTGCTTGTATTAGGATTAAGAGTTAATACATTAGTTCAAATAAAAGTATCTATGTTTGATTTTAAAAAAGGATTATTGATAATTCCAGCTGATATTATGAAAATGGGTATAGAGCACATATTACCAATAAATGAAGAACTTAGCTCTATGATACAATCATATATAAATAAATATAATATAACAAATTATTTGTTTTACAATCAAATAAATCCATATAAACATATTAATCCAGAAACTTTTAGAATAATGCTTCGTAAAGCAGGATTTAGTAAAGATGAAATAACACCTCATGGATTTAGAGCAATGATTAGCACTATCTGTAATGATAATGAGATAGATGATAAAGCTATTGAGTGGTATTTAGCTCACTATGAAACAAGCTCTGTTAGCAGAGCTTATAATCATAGTCAAGGACTATCTTGTAAAAGAAAAGTCCTTGATTTTTGGTGGAATTGGTTAGAAAATTATAGATGAATCTCTTAAACTTTTTGTATCTAATATAGTATCTAATCCAGGTATAAGTTTCATACCACTTGGAGTAAGAACATCAATAGCATTATAAAAAGGATTTGCTAATCCCATCATATAAGAATAATTCTTATTCCAAAATACAGTATCATAAATAGATGAACCAAAAGAATTTCCTAATAAATCTCCAGCATGAGCTTGTGTAGCAAGAATAGCTGCAGTAGTAAATGGTCTATCTATTATATGATTTTTAAGCAATTTTTGTGATCTAGTAAGAAATCTAGTAAATAATGCTAAACCATAATCATTAGCAAATTTAATCCATCTGTTAGTTATCATATCATAATCAATAAAAGCATCACTTATTTCATCTATGATTTGATCTTCATTTAATTTACCTTGCCCTTTAAGTCCATAGTAAAGAGTATACCTAGAAATAAAATCAGATATATGTACATATTCAGTTAATCCTTTACCTATAAAAGTTTTTTCAGTTAGAAATGCCCAATCAATAGCACCTTTTACTACTTTATTTTGTTTATTATACATTTCAGTGTATTTTTCTTCAAAGTAACCTTTTGGGTCATTATCTAAATCTTCTACAATAGTATTTAAAAATCCAGCTTTAATTAATGGATATACAGGATTATTAATTAAACTAATTCTTAGGGATCTTATATTATCGGGATTTATTTTTTCACCAGCTTTAACTCTTAATTCTAATTCTATTAATTTTCTTTTATCTTCTTGATATCTTCTTAGATTAACTACTGCTTCTCTATGTAATTTTATAGATTCATTTAAGCTAATACCATAGTTCATACAGTTAAAAATATTTGAAACTTGATTTCCTATCCATACACCAGGCGTTTTTATTACAGTTTCTATTTTAAATAATTTAGTAATCGTTTTAACTAATTCAGCAGTAAATAATATAGCTTTTTTTACTTCTGTATTTGACATATTTTTAAACCATTTATTATTTCTTATATCTACATCTCTTACACCAAATATATTTTGAAATGTATCTTTACGAACCATTATTTTTCCACCCATAGCTTTTTCAAGTTTAGTTCTGGTTTCATAATCTAACATTTTATAGACTTCTCTTTTTAAAGGGTCTTTTGTATTATGAGATAATTCCATAAACATAATATCTAATTCTTTTGGATTTTTTGCTACTATTTCATAATCTTTAATTAATAAAGCAACTATATCATTATTTAGATTTTTAGTAGCTACTTTATCATAATAAGAAGACTTCATTTTACCTAAAGATTTAAATATATCTGTATTTAATCCCAATACATCTCTTTTTACATCTTTTGACATTTGATAAGAAAATGATGCTACTTCTCCATATTCATCTAATATTGGCTGTAAATTACTATTTTTAGACATTTTAGATAGAGTTTTAAAATCTAGTGGTAATTCAGTATTCATTGCTGCTTTATGGTCAGTTAGCATATTTTCTCTAGCTTCTCTCATACTTTGTTGGTAAGCTTTTTCTAATTCTAAAACTTTATCTGGATTTTCATATATTTCTTTATTAAATAAATCTCTTAATTCGTGTCCTCTACTCATACCTTGAGTATATCTCATAGCTTGTCTAGTAAATGTAGTTTGATGTGTAATAAATGTATTTACATACATACATCTAGTTTCTTTTGTAGAGTCATTAATATTCTTATCTAAACTAGTAGTAATTTTTTTATATCCCTGCTTAGCTAATTCTTGTTCTTTATTGATATCTCCCCAAATAATTTCTTTACCGCTATCATAAACATCTCTACGATACCCTTTAATAATTTGATGTTTATTATTTCCAAATTTATTTTTTTGGAATAAATCATTAGCAGTGTCTTCTTTAAAATTCTTAATAAAAGTAAGAATTTTTTCACTAGCTTCTTTATCCATTTTCATTACTTGTGCTACACTATTTTTCATACCTTTATCACTTAGTTTTAAAGCTTGTAAAGTAATATATTTATCAAATAAATTTTCTAATTTATCATTTACATTAATTTTTTTTCCATTTTGTATTACATTAACTTGTGTTCTTTTATTTTTAGGATTTACAAAATTAACTATATTATGAGCATTCATTAATACATTATTATCTATATTTTTACCAGTTACCATTTTAAAAGCTAAAGCAGTAGCTCTATTATACATAAATGTTTTAATCTTTTTATTATAGTAATATTCATTTAATTTAAATGCTTTTTCTATTTGAGACTTCATATTTTTTAATTGTTTATCTAAAAGTTCTTCATTAGATAATAAATCAGCTAATTCTTCAATACCCATATCTAAACTAGTAATATCAGCATCTAACATTATTTCTCCCATAGATTTAGCTTCAAAATCTGATACATTATGAGAGAATAATTTTTTCAATGTTTCACTAGTTAAAATATCCATTGTTTTTCTTTTAGCATCTATACGAGAAGATTCTCTTTGAAATCTTTGAGCTCTTCTAGCCATATCACTAGGAGTAGATAAATCCTCTATAATAGCTCCATATACTGTATCGTTATTCATAGCTATATTCATATTAGTTAATTCTTTTTTAATATCATCACTATAAGTTTTACTACACATTGATAATACACTAGCAGCAGCACAACTTTTAATACTACTTAAAACACTATTAGAATCACTATTTATAATTTCTTTAAGTAGTGTTTTTTTGATAGGAGATAATACAGTTTTTAATGTATTACTTAATTTACTATTAGCTTTTTCTAAAGCAAATCCTACTATTTCTCTTATTTCAGATTTATTTTGATTTACCATATTTTTAGCATTTTGATTACTTTTACCCATTTGAACAGCTAAAGAAACTAGCATATCATAAGTAGATTTATCTTTTTTAACTTTTAAGATATTATCTCCAAATATAGTATCCAAAATTTCAAAGAAACCATTTTTAATTTTTTGGAATAAAGATTTATTTTCTGTATTATCTTTATAAGGGATAGATTTAAGAATTTTTATCATAGCTTTATCTGTAAGACCAATAGCTAGAAATTCTTCTAAATTAGTTAAAGGATCTTTATTAGTAGTCATATATTTATAAAGCATATTAGCTATTCTAGTTCTTTCTCTAGGACTTTCAATAAAATCTAAATTTTCAGCAATAGTATCAGCTGAGGCATTTGCTAAAAATAAATTATAAGCTCTATGAAGCATATGAGTAAATTTATTATTACCACCATTAAATCTAACAGCAAAATGAGTAGAAGCATGAGATAATTCGTGAGCATAAGTAAGTTCATTACCCATATATCCTGTAAAATTAGGATTAGAACTAGACTTAATAGTAATAGTATTTATTCTATCATTATAGTTACCTGTATTATCCTTAGCATTAGTTTCACTAAATAATACTTTTAAATCGCCTACTGATTGTGACAATACACCAGTAATTTTACTAAGTATTTCTTTTAGATGCTTAGAATGTTCTTCATCAGTAGCTCTACCATTTTGTTTATCTAAATCTCTTAGATTATCTTGTATTTCAGATATAGCATTAGGATTATTTTGTATATCATCTAGTAAAGGAATAGCATTAGATTCAAAATACCCATCATTAATTTCTATATTTTCTGGAGAATATAAAATATTTTCAGAATTATCTATTTCTTTATTCAAAGCTTCTTTTAAATTCTCATCTGTAATATTTTCTTCTATCTCTTCTCTAGCTTTTTCATTTTTTGTAAGTTTTTTATCTATATCTATTCCAAGAGCTTCTTTAATTTTATTTTTAAAACTAGTTTTATAACTCTCAGACATATTATCTAAAGAATTTAGATACTTATTTATAGCTTGTCTAAATCCTCTTTCATTATCATTTACTGCTTCATAAGCTTCTTTAATACCTTCTATATTATTTTTATTTATAGCTTTAGTAATAGCATTTATAATATTTTCATATTTAGTATTAAAAGATATCTCTTGAATATTATTATCTTTAGTATCTTTTTTAGACAAAGTATTTTCTTTTGTAGTCTGCGTACCTAGTTTATCTAAATGTTCATCTATAACCATATCTAGTTTTTTAAGATATTGATTTAAAAGTCCTTCTTTTCCTGTTAAAGAAGATAATGTTTCTCTAGCAGATGCTAATTTATTTACATCTTTTTCAGATAAGTTATTTTTTTTATTTAAATATTTTAAAGTAGATAAAGCTTGTTTAGACATTTCTATTAGTTCTGGTAAATTCATATTAATTAAATTATCATCGTGTCTAGAAGAAATATTACTAAAATCAATCAATAAATCATTAAAACTTTGCCCTTCTACTTTATTATCTAATAAACCTTTTTCAGGAGTATATTTATAAGCACTACCTTTATTACCATTTTGAATATTATTATAACTTACAGCATAATTAGATAAAATTGATCTATTTATATTACTAATTTTTGCAAAAGCTTCTTGTAACTTAGATTGTATCTCTAATTCTTTTTCAAATTCTAGATCAACTTCTAAATCTCCATTTTCAAAATTAGTAATTATTTCTTTATATAGTTCAATATTGCTTTTAGCTATTTCAGCAAATTCATTTAATTGTCTTGTAGCCATATCCATTTCTAAAGCATTTTTATTCATTTCTTGCTGAATTTGTAAAGCATTATGAGAGCCAGTTACTGTGGCATCATGGATACCTAAGAAAGTTCTAACTTTTTCACCATTATTTAATTCTTTAGCAGTATTTACTACTGTTAAAAGTATTGTAGAACCATCTTTTTGGTGAATAGCAATAACATTTGTACCAGCACCATTATCTAAATAAACTGTTTCTTTTGGATTAAGTGTTAAACTCTTTTTACCTTCAGTTCTGCCAAAAAATATTTGAGAATTAGGTGCAGACTCACTAGTTTTTTCTTTTGTATTCTCAAAGTAATGTTTAGCTTCTAAATTATCTAATTCTTCTTTAGAAGCTATTGATAAAGTAATTCCAGGCAATTTCTTTTGAAGTTCTTTTTGAAGTTTTTTAAGCTCTGATATAGTTAAATAATCTTTACCTGTTTCTTTTAATATTTGAGCTTTTTTATGTTCAAAATATTTTTGAACTAACTTAATTCTATTATTAGTTATTTCATTTATCAATTGACTTTGTTCTCTAATACCTGGAAATGTATTAGCCATAGTTTCTTTAATAGTATTTTCTAATTGAGCTTTTAAAATACCTTTTACTATTTTATATCCAGTAATATTAGTACCATTTATTCTAGCATTTAATAGTGTGGTAGTGTATTTTTCTTTATCTTTATTAAGTACTTCTATACCATGTATTAAAACATTTTTAATATCTTGTGGAGTAGCTTTATTACCTGTAACTAAATAATAAGTAGCATG